TTATGAATGATAATGACAACTGGGCATCTCATAATGACCATGCTGAAAGAACGAGTGCAGATTAAGAGCATGGTACCTAGTCGGATTGTAGTGGTTATAACGGCTGTTTGAAGTCTCGGCATACCACAAGTCACTGATCTTATCCAGAGTTTTTGGCTTTTTTCTGTTTAGCTGTTCAACAAAAGTTCGGTTGATCTTTTTGCAGTAGTTTGATCTTGTGGATGATACCTGAAGAGCGTCCCACAAGAAATCCTCTTTGCTTGACCACAAGTTGACAAGGTTTCTTATCTGCTGCGGCGTGTAGTCCGATGCATCAATATGGATATGAGTACCGCAGTCATAATCAGGTCCTGTTATTGCTCCTGCTTTTCTCAGAGCACGAATGACACTTTGAAGCAGATCGAAGTCCTCATATTCAAGCACAGGGGAGTTAAGCTCTACTTTATAATAGTCACTGGCAAGATCTCCGTTTTTCTTTCGGGCATAGATACTGCTGTCGAAGACTATCTGCCATTTTCTTCCTTTGTCATCACCGACAGTGTATTTGTCGTAGGTGCCGCCCACATGATCTATATCACCCCCAAGAATTTTTTTAATGGCTTTAGCAGCTTCGCACCTTGTTATACCAGTCATCTCGATCTCGATACCAAATTTTCTATTTTTTATCCCATCAAAATTTCCCGGCATTCTTTCACCTCCGTTCTTTAAAATGTTAAAATTAAAAAAGCCCGAATCCGGTGTTTTCACATTTCGTGAAAAGCACCAAATTCGGGCTGAAAAGTTTGTGAAACTTTTTGATGTAAATTTGAGTTGTTTCCCTTCAAAAAAAATCTTTTATTCTTCAGAAAACGCTCCAAAAAAGAGTTCGAATCCTGTCCAAAGGCATTTTATACCAAAAATCATCTTCGGTTTTCATATAAAAAATTTCTGTTTCAGGGCAACAAAAAAGCGCGTAAATACGCGCTTTTAAGTGAAATCATCTTTTTTGACTTCATAGGTTGGCGGAGAAGGAGGGATTCGAAAACTCGCGTATAAGGCTTTAAACCTCGCAGAATCCCTATTTTTCATCGTCTGCGTCCAGTTTCGTGTCCAGTATCTCCGAGAACTTTGCAGACATGGTTTGCGAAATCTCTTTTTTCTTAGCATCGTACAGATGCTGATAGACGTTTTTAATCATGTTCGGTGAGCTCTGCCCCAAACGCTCCATAGCATACTTGTCAGGCACACCCTGAGCAAGCATGAGAGAAGCGTTACCGTGTCTTTGTCCGTGCATCGTGAAGTGAGGGAGACCATTCTGCTCACACAGCTGTTGGAATCGTTTCAGGACAGAGTTCGGTGTCATGGTGCTTATGTACTCAGACTTTCGCTCAGCTCTGTCGAGCCTTGTCTTAAGCACAGCATCAACTTCAAGCACTCGTGTACTAGCTTTTGACTTCGTGGTATCCTTTTCCACAAGCTTATTGTTCTTGTCAGGAACTTTCGCGGCATGAATGCACAGGAACTGTCCGTCATAGTCGGACCATTTGAGGGCGGCGATCTCTGACTGACGCAAGCCCAGGGTGACAGCTATTGTTACCGGGAGCTCCACGTTAGTTCCCTCAACAATGGTCAGTATCTTGGCTATCTCTTGTTCGGTCGGTATGTTCGGCTCGTACTTCTGCTTCTCAGGGAGCTTGATAGCTCGCAGATCTAAGTCAATTCTGTTCTGCCTGAGGGTAGCTGTAACAAGCCCGAATTGGTTACGTATGCCCTTTGGCTTGTACCTCGCTGCATTATCACTTACCCACTTCTGCAAGTCTTTCTCGGTGATATCTTTCAGCTGCATCTTCCCGAAGTCGCCCAGAGCGTTCCGGTAGATTATCATGTACCCTCTGACTGTTGAGGGGCTTAGCACATTTTCCTTCGATTCGATATATTCTTTCACGGCTTCACTGAGCGTTAGTGCTCTCGGTGAGGTCTTTATTTTTCGCTTGGTTTCCCATTCGGCAGCAAGCAGCTTTACTTCTGCTTTGGTCGGAGCGGTGAAGCTCTTCCGGGTGTTGGTGTGTCTGTCGTATACTCTGATACGGTAATTCCCGCTCGGCAGTTTCTCGATCTTAGCCATAATATCACCCGCCTTTGCGTTTCATTCTCGATGTGCTTAGGCTAAGTAGAAGTCATCATCCTCGACAGCGGTATTGTCCTGCACAGGTTCATCAAAGTTAGAAGGATCCTCGTATACCGGTTCATCATATACCGGTTCATCTATCTGTACATTGTCAGACAAGTTCGTCTGGATAAAGCCAACGTCATTGTTCCACTGAATGACGTTCCAGTGTTCGTTTACGTAACCTACGCACACAACTACGTCCCCGGCTTTGATCTCGCCTATCTGCTCAGATTCTATCGTGGGCGCAGCATAGACGTGTCTGCCTGCACCTATCGCAAGGTTTGTAGCAGATGCGCTCGGGTGCCACTCCGTGTTAAACGTGGTGACCTCCGGTTTCTCTTCTGCAGGAGCTGTTGTAGTCTCTGCCTTTGAGCTGTCCTCTGCTTCTGAATCAGGCTCCGATTCAACAGCAGCCGTTGTTGTCGTGGTTTCCTCCGGCTCTGAATCAGGCTCGGATTCAACGGCAGCTGTTGTCGTAGTCACTGTGGTTGTTGTCGTGCTCTGCTGCTTATCGGCAGCACCGGTGCTCGAACCGCACGCCGTAAGGCAGCACGCTAAAATAATAACTGCAAAATACTTTTTCATCATAAAGATACCTCCCTATAATTCTTTCATTGTTCAGATTTTCTTAACTATAAAGCTTTTATGACTTGTTGAACAAGTCCAACTATCTTGACATTGGCGAGCTCCGCACCTTGAAGTATTCTTGGTGGGTACTCAGGATTGAATGAAGTGAGCTCTAACCGCTCTCCGTCAAAGTTCACTCGCTTGACAACGGCATCGTCACCGATCATCACAACAGCTATCCTGCCATTGTCAACACATTCCTGCCTTCGGACAACTATTCTGTCACCATCCTCTATCTTCGGGTACATGGATTGTCCGCGGACTGTGATGCAGATCGTGTCCTCTACATCGAAGTCGTTCTCAATATACAGCGGAATGTATTCCACTATATCGCTGCTTGCGTAAGCTCCGAAGCCTGCTGCAACGCTGTTGAAAACAGGTATCATGTGAATTTTCTCTTGCGGAAGAACAGCAGCAACGTTAGAGCTGACTTTCGTTTCCGGTAGATTATCAGGAGCTCCGTGGTACTCACCTACATCATCTGACTTCAAGGCTAACCACTCAGGGCTGACGTTAAGCTGCTGCGCCATAGCTTCAAGTATAGGCAGCTTGATCTTGGCAACTTTCCCTGCTTCATATCTCTGGATAGTAGACTTGTTGAAGCCTAAAGGACTGCCCAGTGCTTCTTGTGTCATGCCGAGTTCTTCACGGCGCTTCTTTATTCTTTTGCCTATTTCAACGTTCTTTTCCACTAGGTTCACCCCCTTTCATTATAAGCATTATAACACAAAAAATTGCAAAACGCAATATCTTTTTTGAAAAAATAAAAAAAAAGTTGCAAAATGCTATTGACAAATCGAAAAATGTGTGGTATATTAGGAGCATAGAAAGTTGCAAAACGCAACGCAAACAGAAAGGCAGGTGGTAATCGTGGTAAACACAAACAAGATTAAAGGCAGAATGAAAGAGTTGGAGATTACGCAAGCAGATGTCGCTAAATGTCTCGAAATCGCGCAGCCTACAGCTAATCAGAAGATCAACAACGTAAGACCGTTTGATCTGAATGAAGCAGAAAAACTGGCAGAGCTGCTCAACATCGAAGCGGGCGACTTCGGCTTATATTTTTTTGCCCAGTAAGTTGCATTTTGCAACTGATATAAACCGAAAGGAGAATTAAACCATGCTAAAAGCAAAATCAGAACTGTTCAACGGGGGCGCTTCTGTACAGCTTTCGATTAAAGGCTCAACAAAAGACCTGCTCCTGGAACTGAAAGCACTTTGTGTCGGAGTGTTAGGCTCAATCGAATTTCCGAAGAAAACCGGTAGAGAAGCAACGCTCAATGAACGAATCGCGATACTTTGCGATCTTCTATATGCGGAGGGCGAGGACGATGACGAATCGGAAAATAAAAGATTTTCATAAGAATCGCATCCTTTACAACTGCATGACCGAGAACGTGCGAAACCTCTGCCGCATAATGCTAGCACTCAACAAAACCTTTCCGAAGCAGTTCTATCCAAAGCGCATAACCGAATGGTTATCAGCCTACAAAGAGAACTGCACGGAGACCAACAAGCTTGATGCGATAGATGCTTACGACTACAAGCTAGAACAATGGTGTGAAGAATACGGCATTGATACCCAGTGGTGCACCGAGTTCGTAAAGCGTAACTCACCGAGCATCAGATCTCCTCAGAACATCTTAGTTCTCGTGAACAACGTCAAGTTAGCACTTGTTCAGACCTGCTCAGAGTTCGGTCTTGGTGACAAACGACTGCAGGAACTGAAAGCGGCTCTGGAAGAAGAACAGCCGAGAGAGCCCGAGAAAGAACTTGCTAAGTTCGGGCTTGAATATGAGTTTGGTTCGGTCGGTGAGGTAGATTACCGCAGACTTGTACCGGAGAAGAAACAAAAAGTTAACTACGCAGACCTGAAACGTGGCTATGAGGGGCTTGCAGCTCTTAAAGCTTACCAGGACAGCATCATAGGAGGATAGTGAGAAATGACCAACGAACAGAAAAACCAAGTCGCTGCTATGAATGCAGCAGGCATGAGTATAGATGAAATACTCATCGACACAGGACTTGACAGGCAGACAGTCACAGACTTCGTAGCTGAGAGAAATGCCTTGAAAGCCAAGAAGCGGGGCAGAGGTTACGCACCTTCCGCACAGACCAAGCAGGCTATGGTTGAATGGTACCAGAGCGGACACAGCATATGTGCTACTGCTAAGAAGTTCGGCGTTGACCCTAAGACAGTTAAGGGTGCGATAAGCGCGATAACAGGTGTTGATGTTACCACCAAGAGAACTGCTAAGGAAACCACAAAGGAAACCACTAAGGAAACCGTAAAGCCCGCTAAGAAGCCTACTAAAGAAAAAGAGCCCGCCACAGCTGCAACTGCGACAGAGCCCGAGAACAAGAATAACACTGTGCAGAACAACTCTGCACCTATAAAGAATAACACATTTTCAGAGAAATGTCAAGCCCTTAAAGGCGTAGAAGTGATAGGACTTCTGCAGAGCATGATACTTGCGATAGAAGAGAACTTCGGCAGCTGTGCCGAGATCAAGTCCCTCAGGGCTGACAGTAACGATGCCGCTATAACATTCGAGTACGGCGGCGCAGACTACTCCGTATCATTCGGAGCTATGTTCTAAGGCAGGTGTGATGAATGCCTGCTAAGAAGATCACACGTGCAGTGAAGATATGCAGAGCATTCAAGGCTGCACAGATAAGCAAAGGATATACTCAGGCGGATATCGCTAAACGGCTAGGAGTGAACAGATCGACCGTATCACGATGGTATCACAGTCCCGATGAGATGTCAGTCGGCAGCTTCCGCTTACTATGCACGGTACTAGCGATAGAGCCTGCAGATATCCTTGCGATAGATTAAACAAACCAAAAACAGGAGGAAATCAGAAATGGACGTAACAGTTAACATCAACGCTCCCGCGATCGTGGAAGCAATCAACAAGCTCACCGAGACATTCAGTGCGGTGCTCACCAGAGTGCAGGCACCTCAGACAATCGAGGTAGTTAATGCACAGCCTGCACAGATAGCGCAGAACGAAAGCACAGCCCCCATACAGGCACAGCAGACCGCACCGAGTAATGTTACTACTCCCGCGGCTAACGTAGCGCAGAGCGCACCACAGCCCGCGCAGACAGCACCTATACAGCAGACAGCACCTGCACCTGCTGCAACTGCTCAGGCACAGCCCCAGATACAGCAGGCAGCACCCACACCCGCTGCAGTAGCACAGCAGACAGCACCCACAACACCTGCTCCCGCCCCTGCTCCTGCAATCGATGAAGCATACCGCAGCAGAGTGTGCACCGCAGCAGCGAGACTTGTAGAGCAGGGTAAAATGGCAGAAATGCTCGCACTCCTGCAGAACTTCGGTGCCCCCTCGGTGGTACACCTTACCGCTGAACAGCTGCCCGAGTTCGCAGCTAAGATAACAGCACTCGGGGCGGTGATCTGATATGGCAGGCACACACGCTTTTCTGTCTGCATCAAGTGCTCACCGGTGGCTGAACTGCACGGCGGCTCCTTCGTTTGAAGCGCAGTTCCCCAAGACAACGAGTGCATATGCAGATGAAGGCACACTGGCACACTCGATATGCGAGATATACGCTAAGCGCAAGTTCGGTGTAAACCTCGACAGGAAGAAGATAAACGCTGAACTTGCCAAGCTGAAAAGGGCTGAATACTACGACCCCGAAATGCTTGAAACGGCTACGACCTATGTAGAGTATCTCGTGGAAAAGGCTATGTCATTCCCCAACAGTCCTTACGTAGTGCAGGAAATCAAAGTTGACTTCTCGGACTATGTACCGCAGGGCTTCGGTACGTGTGACTGTGTGATGATCGGTGACGGCAAACTGCATATCACCGACTACAAGCACGGCAAGGGCGTTAAAGTTGAAGCGGTGGGCAATCCTCAGATGCGGTTATACGCTCTCGGTGCTCTGAAACACTTCGGCGCGATCTTCGGTGATACTATCAAGACCGTATCAATGGGTATCTGTCAGCCGCGTATCTCCGAGTACCCCTCAGAGGAAGAAATGACCGTTGACGAGCTCAGAGCATGGGGCGAAAGCATCAAACCTCTTGCAGATGCAGCGTACAACGGCAGGGGTGAGTATCACAGCGGCGCATGGTGTAAGTTCTGTCGTGGTAAAGCCCAGTGTAAGGCTAGAGCAGATGCTAACTCCGCTCTTGCTGACTTCAAGGACTTTATCACACCTGATAAGGTAGCTCCCGAGATAGCTAAGCTCCCTCAGGAAGCTCGTGCGGCTCTGGGTGTGCCTAATATGCTCACCGATGAAGAGATCGGCAGTCTGCTGAAACAGGGTGCAGAGCTCGTGAAGTGGTACAGCGATTTGCAGGAATACGCACTCGGTGCAATACTCGAGGGTAAGACAGTGCCGGGCTTCAAGGTAGTGGCAGGCAAGAGCGCAAGAGCATTCTCCGATGAAGCTAAGGTCTTTGAACTTCTGCGGAATGTGGGCTATACCGATGAACAGCTCATGGAGCACAAGCCCAAGACCCTTGCAGGACTGGAAAAGGTAATCGGTAAGAAGCAGTTCGGTGCACTGTTGTCTGACTACATCATCAAACCTATGGGTAAGCCCACACTCGTTGATGAAAGCGACAAGCGCGAACCGTACAACGCGGCAGCGGCTGACTTTGCAGGGGTGACATAATGGGATATAACTACTATCCACACTGGACTATAAAGCTCGGTGACGGACACATACCTGTTACACAGCCCTATGAACCCATTCGGATAAAGTGGGACACAGGCTTTATGGACGTAGTTCCACCGGGAGTGTTCGAGATAGAATCCGCGAGCTCCTGCACATCTAAGTTCCGTAATCTCTTGAAGCTCTGCGTTAAGAGCGATATAGTCTACGGAACGAACACCATAAGTGCATGGCGTAAAGCTATCAAAGCTGACCTTGACTTCCTGCTCATGGTCAGCGACAAGATAGCCGACAGATACCAAGAGCTGTATGAGGATATCGTTGACAGCTCTGAGCAGGCAGACAAAAACCGAGCAAGCAAGCTCAGGAACTTGCAGAAGCGTAACACCATAGAGCTGAAAAGGCTCGATGCGCGGCGCAAGAGAGTAATCAAGTGTTCTCAGATACTCGAAGAGTATGTGAACAAATATATGTAAACCAAAGGAAATCAAAAGTAAACTAGGAGGAAATTGACTATGTACAACGGAATTGCAACAAAGGTACTGACAGGCGAGGTAAGACTTTCATATGTTCATCTGGCACAGCCCTACCAGAACAAGCAGGGCGGAGACCCCAGATACCAGGTAACTCTCCTGATACCTAAGACTGACGTAGCCACAAAGGCTGATATCGATGCTTCTATTCAGGCAGCATATGAGGACGGCGTTCAGAACAAGTGGAAGGGTGCAAGACCTCAGCTGAAAAACGCTCTGATCTATGACGGTGACGGCTGCAAGACAGACGGTACACCTTTCGGTGCAGAGTGCAAGGGTCACTGGGTAATCACAGCATCAAGCCCCTCTACAAGGAAACCTCAGGTCGTAGGTATCGACAACGTCAATGTTGAGCTTGCTCCGACAGACATTTACAGCGGTATGTATGCAAGAGTTACCATTAACTTCTTCTCTTACGATTCACACGGCTCTAAGGGTGTAGGCTGCGGACTGGGTAACGTTCTGAAAATCAGAGACGGTGAGACACTCAGCGGCGGTGCATCTGCTGCATCTGACTTCGCAGGAATTGGTCAGAGTGTTATCCCTCAGGCAGCTCCGGCACAGCAGCAGGGCTTCACACAGCCTATGAACGGCTTCGCTGCTCCCGCTCAGGCTGCTCCCGCTCAGACCTACGCACAGCCCGCACAGCAGGCTCCTATCGCAGGTCAGGCTATGGCTATGGGTGGCTTCGCTCAGGCTATGGCTAACGGCGGTTATGTTGACAGTACTGCCGGCTATGTTGACCCTATCACCGGTCAGCCTGTGGCAACACCTTTCTGATACACTGCAACAACGATATAGTGATGATATGTGTGAGGGAACTATCTCTCACACATTTTCATACACACGGAGGAGAACATGAGAACATTAAACATACAAAGATACGAGTGCGAGGTATGCAAGACCATGTATGCAACAGCGGAAGAGGCTGAGAACTGCGAGAAATCGCATACGACTTGTGACTGCGAGAAAGGTTTCAAGTACTATAGACTTGGGTATCTCGAACCGGGGTATGACAGCTACGTATCTTCCAGTATCAACTGGGAAGAGAAAGAAATTCAGCTCATATATAACTATCATGGCAGTGTAAGCGTACACGATAGAAGACCGATAAAGTATTGTCCGTTCTGTGGTAAGGAGCTGTAACATGGGAAACATAAGACACTTATCGATCGACCTTGAAACCTACTCGGACGTGGATATCAAGAAGTCAGGCGCACACGCCTATGTGCAGCGCCCAGACTTCCAGATACTGCTTAACTCCTATTGCTTCTGGGGTGAAATGAACGAACCGGAAGTGCTGGACTTCTCACACGGAAGCGTGCTCCCGCAGGGCTTCATTGATGCACTATTCGACCCGAATATCATCAAGCACGCTTATAACGCTACGTTTGAGTATCTCTGCTTCTGCAGGGCTCTCGGGGTAGAACTGCCGAGAGATCAATGGAGAGATACAATGCTGCACTCCCTTTACTGCGGTTATCCTGCATCACTCGATGCAGCAGGTAAGGCAATAGGACTGTCAGAGGATAAGCAGAAACTGGCAACAGGTAAAGCACTTATACGCTACTTCTGCAATCCATGCAAGCCAACGAGAACCAACGGCGGCAGAACAAGGAACCTTCCGCAGCATGACCCCGAGAAATGGGCTATGTTCAAAGAGTACAACAGGCAGGACGTTGTCACTGAAATGGAGATAGAGCGGAGATTATCCGACATACCTGTTCCCGATGAAGTGCAGCGACAGTGGGTAACTGATCTGACTATCAACTGTCGCGGTGTGGCGGTAGATATGCCATTAGTTGACGGAGCACTCGACATAGCCGCCAGAACTACGGAGCGGCTCACAGATGAAGCGGTAAAGCTTACCGGATTAGATAACCCGAATAGTGGTAAACAGCTCACAGCATGGCTCTCTGAACACACAGGGACAGATGTAGACAACATTCGTAAGGACACAGTGAGCTCGATGCTGAAAGCAGATTATTCACCCGATGTACACCGAATGCTAGAGATCAGGCAGGAGCTCGGAAAGACTTCCACCAAGAAGTACGATGCAATCAGGAACTGTGTGTGTCCTGACGGCAGAGTGCGAGGACTGCTGCAGTTCTACGGTGCGAACCGTACCGGACGTTGGGCAGGACGTTTAGTGCAGGTGCAGAACCTTCCGAGAACGTACACAGACCCGCTCCCTCTGGCTCGTGAACTTATCAAGAACAAGAGCCTTGACGGCTTGCAGGCGGTGTATGGCTCGGTGTACGATACACTGTCACAGCTCATACGAACGGCGTTTGTGTCGTCAAATTGTGACAGTAAAGAGGGTAATGTGCTGATAGATGCTGACTTCTCTGCTATTGAAGCACGTGTTATATCATGGCTTGCAGACGAGAAGTGGAGACTGAATGTATTCCGCACACATGGCAAGATCTACGAAGCATCTGCGGCGCAGATGTTCGGTGTACCGATTGACCGTATCAAAAAGGGCAATCCCGAGTACGCACTCAGGGCAAAGGGTAAAGTCGCTGAACTGGCTCTTGGATACCAGGGCGGCGCGGGAGCACTCATAGCTATGGGAGCTCTTGACATGGGACTGCACGAGGACGAGCTCCCCGATATCGTCAGCAGGTGGCGCGACAGTAACAGCAGAATACAGCAGCTCTGGTGGGACTTCAACTCAGCAGCTATCGAGGTAATCAAGGGCGGCGGTATGAGAAAGGTGCAGTGCTGCACATTTGCTCTTGAACGTAACCGGGCAGGAACCTACTTCATGACGGTGCAGCTCCCCTCAGGACGTAAGCTGTACTACGTAAGCCCGAGAATAGGTACTAATCGTTTCGGCGGCGAGAGTATCATATACAAGGGCATCAACGATAAGAACCAGTTCGCAGATCTTGAGACCTACGGAGGTAAGCTCGTTGAGAACTGTGTACAAGCCATAGCGAGGGACTGCTTAGCAGTAGCTATTGACCGACTTGAAGCTGCGGGATATCCGATTGTGTTCCATATACATGATGAAATAATAGCTGATATCAAGCCCTATACGTTTGCTGAGGATATGCTTGAAGATGTTGTCAGGATAATGAGTTCACCTATTCCGTGGGCTCCAGGACTGCCACTTGCAGCCGATGGTTGGGTGGGTACTTTCTTCAAAAAGGAGTGACGTGTTTTGGGTGTTTTTATAGACTTAACAGGTGAAACATTCGGGTACCTGAAAGTTATCAACAGATCAGAAAATCACGGAAAACAGACAGTTTGGCGGTGTAGATGCCGATGCGGTAATGTGGTAGACGTTCAGGGAGGGCACCTGAGAGGTGGTAAAATCGTTAGTTGTGGCTGTTATAGAAAGGAAAACAGCAAAGAAAAAGCAACAATACACGGTAAGAGACACACCAGACTATACCAAACATGGCTGTCCATGCGTCAGAGGTGTACAAATCCTAACTGCAAAGATTATTCGCATTATGGAGGTCGAGGAATTTCAATCACTTCTAGGTGGGACAAGTTTAAGGACTTTGAAAAATGGGCTCTGGCTAATGGCTACACAGATACACTGACTATTGAGCGAGTTGATGTAAACGGCAACTATTGCCCGGAAAACTGCACATGGATCCCGAAATCCGAACAAGCCAAAAATACAACGAGAACATTAAACAATAAGAGGTAAAACAATGATAAAACTTGAAAATACAGAGGTTCATGGTATCGCAAGAGCCATATATTCAGCCCGAAATGCTATGAACTCATGGGACAAGTCGGACAGCGACTTTGTGACCGACACTCTGGGCGAGAACGATCTAAGGCTTGCGAGGAATCTTGTCAAAGCAGGCTCAGATCACTCGAAGTTCATGCGCATGATAAACGTAACTGTTGATATCACGGCTCCTATGTACTGGTGGAAAGAAATGGACACATACAAGGTCGGTACGGTCCGTAATTCCTGCTCTACCATGCACAAGGTACACGCTAAGGAATTTGAGCTTGACGACTTCTCGCACGATCATCTGCCTGAGAACAACACAGTTCTTGGCTACATCGTAAGCGTTCTGAACATATACCGCAAGAACTATCTTGAAACTCAGGATAAAGCTTGGTGGTGGCAGATCATACAGATACTGCCGAGCAGTTACAATCAGCGGGCTACACTACAGCTGAACTATGCTGTACTCAGAAACATCTACCACAGCAGAAAGAACCATAAGCTTGACTGTTGGCACGAGTTTTGTCACTGGATAGAGAGCTTACCTTACTCGGAGTTGATAACAGCATGACATTTGCAGAGAAATTCGGTACATTCGAGGAATACCAGAAGTACACAGCTACTAAGGCACTCGAATACCAGAAGAAGGAACTTGAAGAGCTGCGGAAAGCAGCTACATTCAGTAGTGACTATGCAGTACGGCAGAACATCGGGCATGATGAAGTGCTGTACCGCATGAAACGCGCAGAAAGCGCTATTGGATATCTGACCGAGCTGCTTGAAGCAGACGGAGAGATAAAGGATCCTATCTATCTCGCGTACTGGGGCAAGCTCAAAGACAAGGAGTGCTGACATGAAGATAGGCAAGGGGATATTCTTCCGGGAAGAGAACTGGATGTGTTGGAGAGCTGAGGTTGACGGCTATGTATACTGCATTCAGGAAGTCAGGAACTTTGACCGTAACAAAGGGTACAAGATCGAGAAGCGGGACGGCGGCAACACGTATGTGTACTACCTCACCAAACACAAGAAAGGCTCTGAGGTAGTCGAGGGCACACACGCTCACGGACTGCGGAGAGCTATCATAGATGAGCTTAGAGCAGGCTCGGGAGTGTACAAGAACGAGGGTGACGATCAGTACTCGGTTCAGTGCGGAGAGGACACAAAGGTGTATACGTTCTGCCTGCATCAGATCGAGCGCGAAGGTGCCAAGCCGTGGGAGTACGACCCGGAAAAGACCGTGTGCATGATATGGCACAAATCTAAACCGATATCTGACTACTTCCCGACTTTGCGTGAGTGCCTTGAATACGGAGAAAATATGTTGTCTGATATGTTACCGAATAAACGGTAATAATAAACGAAAATAATACCGATATTTCGGTAATAATGTCAATTGATTATTACCGAAATATCGGATATAATATACTTGTGCTTCGGAGGTGAAAGCATGACGGAAGTTGCGTTATTTATTCTGGGCTGCGCCTTAGGTGCTCCCTTAGGTTTCTCAATATGTGCTCTTGCTGCTGCAAACGGCAGAAAAGAAGCTGAGAGAACTATCCGCAGACTTGAACGTGAATCCAAGAAACGTAAAGAGGAATGAGGTGATACTGTGGCTTTGATAATTGTTATCCTGATCTCGGCGGCTGTCGCTCTGGCGTGGGCTCGCAGCATATCGAGCATAGACCCGCTGCTGATCGAGTACTACAAGGAGGTTGAAAACTATGAAGAACCAGGTTAGTATACTCGGTACGATATACCGTATCGAACAGAGGAACAGTAAGAACGATAAGGAACTTGACGGACTGAGCGGATATTGTAACCCACACACAAAACTTATCGTTATTCGTACCGACTATGAGTTTGAACCTGACATATCGATGCTCAGGGAAGTACTCAGACACGAGATAGTTCACGCATTTTTCTATGAGAGCGGGCTTTGGGACAGTTCAGACAGTACCTCAGCTTGGGCAACAAATGAGGAAATGGTGGACTGGATAGCAATTCAGGGCTTGAAGCTCTACAAAGCTTGGGAGGAAGCGGGTGCAGTATGAAACGGAAGAAAATCAGTGACGAAATGGCGGCGGCAATATTCGCCTTTATATGGGAGGGCTTCCTTTACTTCGCTGTTATCACACAGCTTGTAACAGGAAGTGCACGTGGGTATTACTGGCTGCTGCTTGACACAGCGGTGCAGATCACCATACTCATATATGATGCAAAGGTGCAGGCACTGGAAAAGTCACTCACCAAAACCAGAAAGCGGCTAGCTAAGCAGTCAGCGGAGTTCACGGAGTACATCAAGAACCATGAAGCAGCTGAGAAGAAAACAGTAACCATATTTGACATCAAGCCTATAATCGAGCACCTTAAACGGCGTAAGAGTGCATAAGGCAGGAACGGAGGAACTTACATGGATTTTTACAACTATATGCTGACCATACAGCAGGAAGTAATGAAAGCTTGCATCAAGAAAGGTGAAGCTATGCGCATTCAGAAAGATACGACATACGGTTACGTGTATATCGCAGACCCAACGGGTCAGTCAGCGTTAAGCGTACCTGACAGACTGTTCGTTCTCGACATCAATCACCCTGACAGGCGTGCTATGCCGAACCTCGTGCAGATGTTCAATGAAGCTAAGAACTCTATGTGCATAGAGCTTACAAATGATATCTTCCAGACGAACCGCGGCACACAGCTCGTTAAGATGCGTGCTCCCGAGAGTGGTACGGAGATCTGGATAAACAGTAAGTTCCTCGGTTACTTCAAGGGCGTTAAGCACCTGAGATACGGTTACTTTAAGTTCCGCGAATCGTACATAGTATGCGCTTACCTCGATACCAATTTCACGGTGCTCGGAATAACAATACCCCAGAAGCCTAAGCGGGAGGAGCAGGCATGAACGGCGCTCTGATAGGGTGCTTACTCGGTAACCGAAGCACTGTATGCTGCTTCGACTGTGGAGATGAATGCACAGCCCTCCGGACTAAGCAGTGTGAGGGCTGCAAGTTCTTCAAGACACAGTACGAGTTCGACACAGCACATGAACAGGCAGCACAGCTCCTTTACTCTAAGGGGCTTGAAGCATACAGAACATCATACGGCATAATGACTACACGGAAGATAAGGGAGATCGCAGACGATGAACAGTAATAAGCATTCAACGGCAGCACAGCTGCATATCGTAGCCAACGGCATAGTACACGTGATGATAGCAGCAGGCGTAACAATAGCAGCTATACACTTCAACAGGATAGGTATTCTGTGGTTTTACCTTATCCCGCTGATAGGAATGAGCGCGGACTTCAAGGGGGAGTGAGATATGCAGGCTACAATACACATTAATGATGAAGTAGAGCAGGCTTTCAGACAGGGCTACACACAGGGGTACGCACAGGCTAAGAAAGAAGCCACAGAAGCTCTCGAAAAGCTAATAGAAAAAGTTGACCAGGCGTACAGCGATGCTGTTAACGATGCTCAGCACTACTGTAATTCGAGAGTTGCACAAGATGCGCTCCAAGATGCCTATGACAATGTCGAATGTTGGATAAAAAGAATACTCAACGGCGGAGAGGACGGTGACAACTGATGCGGCTGATAGATGCAAGAGCCCTGAAAGAGTATATGTGCAGCACTTGTCCTAACCAAGAGCGGTGCAGGGATACCGAGAACGTGTGCAGTACGATAGCAGACATAGCCGAACAGCCGACTGTTGAAGCTGTTGGCAAAGAACGTTTCCATGAAGTGGCTCTGGAAGTGCTTCACAGTATAGCGAATGAAGCTGAGTTCATGGGGCAGTACGATAATGCAGACCGTGCGCTGAGGGTGTTCGTTAACGCGATCGTTCTTGGCACACTCGAACATAGGCTTTTCGGAGGTAATGAGAATGAAGAAACCAACCACAGCGGTATGTGCTAACTGTAAACACTGCTCATATCTGCGCAGTCAGCTCGGCTACACACCGATATGCAGTCGGCGGTCGAACATACGCAAGGGCAGGATATGCGTTATCACATTCGATGTAACGACCGACAGGTGCAAGCATTGGAGTGATAGCCATGAATAAAGCAACAGTAAATAACGAACTTCTGCCGTGTCCTTTCTGCGGACGTGAGGTCACAATAAAGAAGCGGTGCTTGAAAGACTGGCGCGGAGAGGTAACAATGCGCTACTATCGTATAGCTTGTTCGTGTGGAGCAGGCACCCACAAGGAATATAAAACTGAAAAGGCGGTCGTGAACGTCTGGAACAGGAGAGCACGGCATGGGTAAGAAGAAAAAGGACAAGCCCCAGAAGCAGAAAGGTAAACGCCCATGCTTCAAGTGCAGGCTCTGCGGCTGCAGGTGGGTGTCAGACTTCGACCCGCACTGTTGGCTCTGTAATGATGTACTGGGAATACCTCAGAACAAGGAAGCTGAGGAACTGATTGAGAAAAGGAGTATGAACGATGGACAACGTTTTAAAATATAGCTACAGTGAGCAGTTCGACAAGGAGCGCAAGGCTCGGATAGAGGTATCACACTACAAGTACGGTCCTGCTCGGGATAACTTTGCATCTGGTAGAGTTGATGCACTCGCCACAGCTGAGCTGTGTATAGATGCTTTCAAGAAAGACCACAACACGGAGCACCTTGTAGATGCTGCCAACTATCTGATGTTCAGATATATGTTCCCTATGCCCGGAGAGTTCTTCAAGCCTACCGACAGTAACGGAAGCGTTGGAACCGTAGGCACACCGATCACAATGGAGCGGTAGGAGGTATACGATGCGCATAACAAATATGTGTAGTTTTGTCTCTGGTATCATACAGCTGATTATTGGTGTCGGGCTTCTGATTACTTGCATATGCTTGAACCGATGCCGCACTGACAGAGTTATGTGGATCGTGCTACCCACATTATGCGGTATAGGAAACATAATAGTGAACGTAGAGACAGAAGCCGAAAGACGGAAAAGAAAAGCTGAAAGAAAAGCTGAGCTGAGAAAGATGTTCGGAGGTAATAACAATGAGTAGACTGGAACACTGTTTTGAGAATGCAGTTACTGCCGTAGAGGACGGCAAGGACTACGACACATGGCGGTACGAGGAAGTGCAGCGGGGCAACGCTACAACATTCGGCAGGGACTGGGCGGTGCTTACCGATGATTCGATAATAGGTCTTAGAGATATCTGGGAGCTCGCTATGTACGCTGTGTGCACCTACAAGCAGACAATAGGGGGTGCAGGACATGACTAATCAGGAATGGCTTGCAACTCTCCCTCCTGAGGAGCTCGGTAAACTCTTAGATGTATCGTGTTCCGTGTGCGTACATCGTGAACTGCGGCACTGTGATTACTGCGACTGCGCAGAGGGTATAGCTGAGTGGGCAAAGCAGGAACATGAGGAGGATAACGACAATGCGAAATCGTGAGAGATACATAGAGCGGCGTAACGCCTACGATCTGATGATAACCATGCGTGAAAAGGGCATTGATGTATGCCCGATAAAGCTTGTAGGCGCTGAAATGCCTAAGTGCATACCAACAGAAGATTACACGACAGACTGTAAAACTTGCATACAGCGGTTTTTGAACGAAGAATGTACAGAGAGGTGATAAAATATTGGCGCTCCCAAAACTCGACTTAACCGGGCGTGAATTCGGAGACCTGACAGTGTTACGCAAGGATACACCATACAGGACACCCGGTGGAACACCTTACGCAAGGTGGGTGTGCCGATGCAAATGTGGCAAGGTCAAAAGCATTCGGGCTACGCACCTCGTGAATGGTAGAACAAAATCATGTGGATGTATGCGAAATGTGTACCTGTCTAAGCTGATAGGGAAAACAAACAGATTCGAGGTTTTAGGCGAGTGCACGAGGGTGTTCACGTCTAACTCCGAAAGCTTTATCATTGACACCCGAGATATTGATGCAATCAAAGACCTGTATTGGAGTATTGATAGCACAGGCTACGTGGTCAATGTGAAAACTGGAAAACGGCTACACGCTTTTCTCATGAACTGCCCGCAGGGGCTGTGCGTAGACCACATATCCGGTGACAAGAAAGATAACAGAAGATGCAACCTCAGAATCTGTACATATCAGCAGAATAGCTGTAACAGGCACAAATCGCCGCGCAACAAAACTGGTGTGTTAGGAGTATACAAGAACGCAAGGGGTAAATACGTCGCCCAGATAAGAGCTAACGGTTTCAGACATCATCTAGGCACATTTGCAACTCTCGAAGAAGCGACAAGTGTGAGACACAAAGCTGAGCAGATGTATTTCGGCGAGTTTGCGGGTCAGTTATTAAACCAGGAGGAAAAACGATGATACGATGCGGAGTATGCGGTGAGCGGATAAAGCCCACCAAAGAAGATGTGTACCTTGTCCCGGTTAGCGTGATGAACCTCAGCTCACAGTACTACGAGTGCACGGACTGCCCGCGGTGCAGCTGTCAGGTGGTACTTAATACCCGCTACGGAGAAAAGCGAAGGATAGAGCACACCAAGCGGGAGGACACAGAACCATGATATACAGTATAGGTTTCTGGACGTGGGCGGCAAACGGTACAGAGGGCACGCTCCACGAGTACAACGGTCATAAGTATATGCACGTTGACGGTAATGCCGGCAAGATGCTGAAAGAGCTCTGTGGTGAGTATCCGTCCCGGTGGGCGTGCAGGTCAGTCAAGTATATGCTGCCTATCTTCCGGACGGCTCTGCAGGAGCTGACAGAGCATTCTGCGAAGTACAGTTACTTCGACTTTATCAACGGAGCATTTATGACGACCGCAGAGATAGCGGGCATTCTCAAAGAACTGATAGCACGGTGTGAAGCATTCCCCGATGCGGTATTGGAGGTAGACTGGTAACATGGAAAAGAAAGTAGATATGTCGAGGTTCGAGAAGTACGAGAGCCCGCTCTTTCACAGACAGACACTCATTGAGACGGATAAGTGGGACACAAAGATACTTCTCGACACAATAAAGAAGAACGGCACCGATGCTCAGATCATCGTTGCTATGGAAGAACTGTCCGAGCTCATCAAGGAACTGAGCAAGCATCTGAGAGATAAAGGTGATATCAACCATATATCTGAGGAAATGGCGGACGTTGATATCATGATGCAGCAGTTAAAGATCATGTTCGGTAATCGCCCCAAAGTGTCAATGTACCGCACTGAGAAGTTAGAGCGGTTAGCTGAGCGGTTAAAGGACGACAGCGCAGGATATTAAGAATATAATGCCCTCGCTCCGGTGAGGGCTTAACATAAAGGAGTGTAGTCATTATGCCGGATAGGCAGATAGTTATATCGGTAGGTAACAGCCGTAACAGTAAGATGTGGCGGCAGGAGAATACGACAGTCTCAGCATTGTATGCAAGGCTCACACAGCCAATTGTAGGCACGGAGACCCATGCAGAGTACATGAGTATGCCCAAGACACAGCAGGACGATTTGAAGGACATAGGCGGCTTCGTGGGCGGCACTCTGAACGGCACGCGCCGTAAGGCTGCTAACGTGCTCGGCAGAGATATCATAACACTTGACTTCGATAATATCCCCGGGTGGGGTACAGACATGATAGCAGCTAAGACCGATGCTCTGAACTGCAGTTACTGCATTTACAGCACACGAAAGCACACAGCAGCCAAGCCCCGCTTACGTGTTATCCTTCCGCTTGACAGAACTGTATCACCCGATGAATACGAGCCTATTGCAAGGCGTATAGCGCAGCAGATAGGCATTGAGTGCGCTGATAAGACCACGTTCGATGTATCACGTCTGATGTACTGGCCGTCAAAGTGCTCTGATACAGAGTACTATTACAAGACCAAAGATGCACCCTTTATCTCCGCTGACATGGTGCTCGGTACATATGCAGACTGGCACAACGTCAGCTCATGGCCGCAGGTGCCCGGTGCTGTGTCTCACAAGGCTCTTGCAGTCAAGCAGGGAGACCCGCTCGAAAAGACAGGTACCGTTGGAGCGTTCTGCCGTACATACTCTATTGAGCAGGCTATGGCTGCTTTTCTTCCTGGCATATATGAGCCTGTTGATAATATGCCCGACAGATATACTTATCTGGGCGGTTCTACCACAGGCGGTGCGATAGTCTATGACGGTAAGTTCCTTTTCTCACATCATGCGACAGACCCATGCAGTGAGAAGCTTGTAAACGCTTTCGATATGGTACGCCTGCATAAGTTCGGAGATCTGGACGAGGACAAGAGCCCTGATACACCTATCACTAAAATGCCCTCGTTCAATAAGATGTGCGAGTTCGCAGAGCAGGACAAGGGCTGCAGGGCTACTCTCAACAGGGAGAGACAGCAGGCAGCGGCTCTGGACTTCAACGGTCTGAGCACAGCAAGCGCGGCGGCAAGTGTGACAGCTCCTGCACCGACAGCGGGCATGGTGACACAGCAGATAGCTCCTACCGATGACGATCTGACTGCTGACTGGCGTGATGAGCTTGAGTATAAGGTCAACAGTGATATTCTGAAAAACACTATCAACAACTATCTGATAGTGCTGAACAATGACCCTCTGATAAAAGACAAGTTCGCATACAATGCTTTCGCAGAGAGAAAAGAGATCTTCGGAGCCCTGCCGTGGGACAGCAGCACAGGCAGACGTATGTGGACAGATGCAGACACCAACGGCTTGTACTGGTTCATGGAAGCACGATACAACCAGGCAGGGCGCGGCAATATAGATAGTGCACTGAGCTTGTACATGGCACAGCACAGTTTCAACGAAGTGCAGGACTTCTTGAACGGTCTGCAGTGGGACGGCGTAAAGAGGTTAGACACTCTTTTCATTGACTACCTCGGAGCTGAGGACACAGAGTACACCAGGGCAGTTACACGCAAGATGTTCGTAGCGGGTGTTGCTCGTGCTATGACACCCGGAGTGAAGTTTGATAATATGCTTATCCTCGTAGGCTCGCAGGGCTTAGGTAAGTCAACGCTCTTGCGCCGTATGGCTCGCGGGTGGTTCAATGACAGTATATGCTCTTTCGAGGGCAAGGATGCAGCAGAGCTCCTGCAGGGTGTATGGCTTGTAGAGATATCAGAGCTCGGTGCTTTCAGGAAGTCAGAGAGTGCACGTATCAAGCAGTTCCTTTCCCTTAACTCTGATATCTTCCGTGCGGCATATGCTCGTAATGCGGAAGAACGTCAGCGTAAATGTGTGTTCTTTGGTTCGACCAACGATGATGAATTTTTGAGAGACCCCACAGGCGAGCGTAGGTTCTGGCCTGTTGACTGCTGCAGGGAGCGCAAGAAGTTAAGTCCTTTCACAGACCTCAACGACCATATCATATCACAGGTGTGGGCAGAAGCTCGTGCATACTGGATAACAGGCGAGCCGCTTTTCTTAAATGAAGCACTTGAACAGCTTGCGCGTGATAAGCAGGCAGAGCATAAAGAGGAATCAGGCAAAGAGGGCATTATAAGAGAGTTTATCAGCAGGCTTGTCCCTGAGAACTGGCAGAAGTACACGTTAGATCAGCGCCGTATGTGGTGGGGCTCGCGCGGTACGTCCGCACAGGACGGTGACGGAGATATCAAGCTTGTTGAGCGTGACAGGGTATCAGCTATGGAGATCTGGGTGGAGTGCTTCAATGCTGACCCCAAGTACATGAAGCAGGCGGACGTTAGAGAGATCAATGCAGTTTTCAAGGTGTGTGATGAGTGGAGCAACACAACTGAGCCGATGAAGTGCGGACCGTATGGCTTGCAGAGGTGCCACAAGCGGAATGCGCTAACCAAAGCGGAGCGGTGATGCGACCCACGCACAGAGAGCAAAATAGTGTTATAAACCATGGTTACAAACTTGGTTACAAACAAGTGTAACCGCAGCAAATTTCGGTTACAAAGTTACAAACGAAAATATACATTTGTAACCGAGTTTGTAACCGCAAAAAATCCCTATAATACGCGGTTTTCTATATACAGGTTACAAAGTTACAAAAAAATATATAATAGAGTTAAAATATATATGTTATGGGTGCATATACGCCATATACGCATATATAGGGGAATATATAGCAAATTTTTTGTAACCGTGTTTTTGATAGAATTTTGGAGGTATTTTTCAAGGTGAATATTGTTGAATCAGAAATCGAGAACAAAATGCGGCAGAAGCTGAAACTGCATGGCGGGATTTTCTTCAAGTTCGTAAGTCCGTCAGTTAGTGGAGTGCCAGACAGGATTTGTATTCTGCCGCATGGCAGGATCATATTTGTTGAATTGAAACGTGAGGGCGGTATCGTGTCGCCACGTCAGAAGTATATCCATAAGAAGCTAAGACACTTGGGTGTTGATGTGCGTGTGGTCATTGGCATGGAGCAGGCGATGGAGTTTGTGAGAGAGGTGTGTGGTGAACATGGGAAGTCCTAAGCACTTTGTACCGCATAACTACCAGGCGTATTGCAGAGACAGGATAATCGATACACCGAACATTGGTTTGTTCCTCGAAATGGGTCTCGGCAAGACTGCTATAACACTCGATGCAGTAAAGCGGTTGAAGTATCATTATTTGCAAATTGTCAAGACTTTAATCATAGCACCGAAGAAAGTAGCTGAATCCACATGGCACACAGAAGGAGCACAGTGGTTAGAGTTTTCTGAACTTCGCTTTTCCTTCGTCATGGGCACTCAGGCTGAGCGCATAGCTGCACTCAATACTCCCGCGGACATCTACCTGATAAACCGCGAGAACACCCAATGGCTCGTTGAGTATTATAAACACAAGTGGCCGTTTGACATGGTGGTTCTTGACGAATCATCAAGCTTCAAGAATCATCAGGCTAAGCGGTTCAAGGCATTGAAGCTAGTCCGCAGCCGTATCAATCGCATGGTGCTCCTGACCGGTACGCCCTCTCCGAAGTCCCTCATGGACTTATGGGCTCAGGTGTACTTACTGGACGGAGGGCAAAGGCTCGGCAGAACAATAACCGCTTACCGTGATGCGTACTTCACACCCGACAAGCGGAATGGTCAGATAATCTACAGCTATGCTCTGAGGGACGGAGCAGACAAAGAGATCTACAAGCGGATATCTGATATCTGCATATCCATGAGGTCAGCCGATTATCTGTCCTTGCCGGAGCTGATGTACAACGACATACCTGTTATGCTTGACAAGCCTGCTGCAGCAGCATACAAGAAGCTAGAGCATGATATGCTCATCGAGGTTGACGAAAGCACGATCACGGCGGGTACTGCTGCGGTGCTGACCAACAAGCTCCTGCAGCTGTGCAACGGCGCAGTGTATGACGAGGACGGCAAGGTGATAGAACTGCAGTCCTGCAAGCTTGATGCGCTCTTGGAGACCGTTGAGCAGCTCGGAGACGAACACGCGATAATCTGCTATAACTTCAAGCACGACAAGGACAGGCTCATGCAGGCGCTCTCGAAAACAGGTAAGCGCGTAGCTGTGTATGAGGGAGAGCAGCAGAAGCAGGACTGGAACGATGGCAAGATAGATCTGATGCTCGTGCAGCCTGCATCATGCGGCTATGGTCTGAACCTGCAGCGCGGAGGACATCACATCATCTGGTTTGGTTTGACATGGAGCTTGGAGCTGTATCAACAGACGAACAAGAGACTGCACAGGCAGGGGCAGACACACCCGGTTATCGTGCATCACCTGATCGTCAAGGGCGGAGCTGACGAGGATGTTATAACGGCTCTCCACGCGAAAGACTTAACACAGGAAGGACTTCTCAACGCCCTGAGGGTACGTCTGAGGGCTGCAAAGCAAGGATAATTAATACAAAACACACAACATCTTGTGGCTATTTTTGGCTATTTTGTCTTTAACCACAAGATGTTGTGTTTTACCCCTTGACAAAACACAACATCTGGTGTATAATATACGCAAGTAGATACAACAGGCGGTAGGCGCATCGAGTATGCCTCCGGCTTGATGTTGCCGGACAATGCCGCCATTGTACTACGACTTGTGTTTCATTCTCATGGGGCTCGGGCAGCAGGTTTGACCATTTACTGCTGTTCTGGCATTTAATTCTCCTTTCTACCTTCTTGCACCCGCTGTATTCAGCAGCGGCAGCGGGTGCATATCACCTAGCAGGACAGCAGCACATCATGTGCGGCTCAGTTCGATTCTGAGCAGGGTGTTCAAAACAACGACTAGCGGAGGGCTAACGATGGAAAACAGAAAGCTGATACGCATTCAGACAGAAAACAACCTCAACGAGGTATACGCAGTAGACGAGCCCGGTGCAGGCAACGCAAGTCATGAGTACCGCATCTCGCCTACTGGCTGTGATGAGCAGGGCAATATGTACCCCAGTCAGGATATCAGCTTCCAGAACGGACCGAGGAAAGACCCTAACAGCATCCCGGGTGTACTGGACACTGATCTGTTGGAGATCGTCCGCGACAGGCTCAAAGGTTTCCAGAGCGGCGAGTTCGCCTGCCGTGAAAATGCTTGTGCTCTCACCCACATCGAAGAAGCGCTCATGTGGATGAACAAGCGTGTAACTGACAGAGCACAGCGCGGTGTACTCGGAACCAACAACAAGTGATACACCGACAGAACTAACAACGATAAACGGCTATTCAAGCTCGGACACGATGAGAAGCTACGGCGGTCAAGCCTTAATCGAGGGCTCATTCCTACCGACTGCGGGAATAGTCGTTTTTCAGACACACGGCAGCAAGCCCCCAGTATCAGCATAACGCTAAAGCAAGGAGGTGTATAGCATGGCTGACGAAAAAGAGAAGAAGTACAGACCACAGAACAAGAACCTAAGGCTCTTCAACGAAATCCCTGTTGAGGAAGCTCGTGCTATACAGTCAGCAGGCGGCAAGGCTTCACATGAAGCACGCAAGAAGCGCCAAGCTATGGCAGACCTGCTGCTGCTATACTCAGGCTTGCCTATCAAAGATGCACGAATACGTAAGCGCTTGAAGAACTTAGGCGTACCTGATGAGGAACTGACACAGAAGTTCCAGATAGCTGATGCGCTCGTAAAGACCGCGCAGACAGGTAACACACAGGCAATAGCGCTGTACCTTGATTCGATCGGAGAACTTGGTGCAGCTAAGGGCGAGGACAAGGAAAACAACTTGTTCAAGATGATCGAGGAGAGCAGCTCACAGGAGGTTGAATTGGATGATATTCCGGAAATTCGGGAAACGTCAGAATCTGACGTTGACTTGGTGGAATCGCCCGAATCTGAGGAACTATGATGCGATAATCTGTGACGGCTCTATCAGATCAGGCAAGACACTGTCAATGTCAATCGGCTTCATTAACTGGTCGATGACAAGATATAACAATCAGTTTTTCGCTATATGCGGAAAGACAATAGAAGCTCTCAGACGTAACGTTATCTCGCACCTCAGCCAATGGCTAGAGGGTATCTACACGATAACCGAGCGTAGGTCTGAGAACCTGATAATCGTTTCAGCGGCAGGCAAGACCAACACTTACTACCTCTTCGGCGGTAAGGACGAAAGCAGTTACTCTCTGATACAGGGTATGACACTTGCAGGCGTGTTCTTTGACGAAGTCGCTCTGATGCCCAGGTCATTTGTTGAGCAGGCTATGGCGCGTTGTTCGGTAGAGGGCTCTAAGTTCTGGTTCAACTGTAACCCCGAGAACCCCTCTCACTGGTTCTACTTGGAGTGGATCCAGCAGAGAATGAAGAAGAACGCTCTGTATCTCCATTTCACGATGGATGACAATCTCAGCCTGTCCCCTGAAATCAAAGAACGATACGAGAAGATGTACACAGGCGTGTTCTACCGCCGTTACATTCTCGGTCTCTGGGTAAGAGCTGAGGGTCTTGTGTACCCGATGTTCGACAGAGAAAAGCATCTTATCGATACTGTACCAACGTTCAATGCACGGCACCGATACTTCGTTGCTGTGGACTATGGTACAGTCAATCCATTTGCAGCGGGTCTTTACGACTACGACCCAACGCATAAGACAGCTACGAAGATCAAGGAGCTGTATTACCGCGGCGGTTCTGCAAAGAGAGTTGACAACGAGCGGTATTACAAGATGCTGAAAGACCTCATCGGTGATTACCCGATAGAGTGTATCGTTATTGACCCTTCGGCTGCGGCTATGGTTGAAACGATCTTGAAGTATGGCGAGTACGATGTAAGAAAAGCAATCAACGATGTACTCAACGGCATACAGACAGTTACGAAGTATCTCAATGCAGGTGTGCTGCACTTCCACAACAGCTGCAAGTCCACTATCAAGGAGTTCGACAGCTATTCTTGGAAAGAAGATGCAAGTGTGGACACGGTCATCAAAGAGAACGACCACGCTATGGACGAACTGAGGTACTTCTGTTATACGATACTACGAGACGAATTAATGTTTGATATATAGGGCGGTGATGATATGAGTATTTTTACACGCCTGCTTGGGAGGTTAGGCAACTTGTTCGGTGCAACCAATGCGGATATAGGACGTGAGTTCGGTGTTAAGCTTATATCATCTTCGCAGATGCAGAACGCGCTTAACAATTGGGATAACATCTCGAAGGGTAAAGCTCCGTGGGTAGACCGTGAGGATGGTATAAAGACCGTCAACATGGCTAAGTTCATAGCTGATACCAGGGCGAAGCTTACCACACTCGACATCGGTATCAGCGTGAGCGGCGGCTCTGCGAGAGCTGACTTCCTGCAGAACATAACCGATGATCTGATAAAGAGACTACCCGAGAAGATGTGCGAAGCAGACAGGCTCGGCGGTATGATGATACGTTGGAACGGCACGAGCTGGGACTTCGTTCTTCCGGGTAGCTTCGGAGTAACCGAAGTAAACGGTAACCGCGAGATAACAGGCGCGATATTCGCAGTTCAGGCAGTAGAGGGTAGCAACACCTATACACGCCTTGAATATCACAGGTTTGTCGATGTTGACGGTGAATCGCTGTATCAGGTGACCAACAAGGCATTCAGGAACGGTACAGATATCAGCGGTAACACAACACTCGGCACACCTGTTCCTCTAACTGAGGTCAGAGCTTGGGCACACCTGCAGCCCGACACTTACATACGCGGACTGACTAAGCCCCTTTTCGCTTACTACCGTGTACCGGGCTCAAACAATATCGATGATACCTCACCTCTCGGTGTGTCGATATTTGCCAACGCTCTGACCGAGCTTAGAGCCATTGATGTGGCTATCTCCCGCAAGGACACCGAGATCGAGGACAGCAAGCACATGACGTTCATCGGTCAGAGCATTAAACGTTCTGCCGATAACAGGAACTTCAAGTTACCGAGATTTGTGCAGCAGCTCGGTATCGGTTTGGACGATGCAAGCAACAGCAGCATCAAAGAGCATACAGCTACACTGCTTACCGAATCCCGCTTGCAGGATATCAACTTTAACCTTTCAATGGCAGGCGTTAAGTGTGGATTCTCTGAGGGCGTATTCGTTCTTGACGGTCAGCGTGGTATGGTAACCGCTACTCAGATAGAGAGTGACGACCGAGACACCATACAGACCATTAAGGACGACCGTGATGCTCTGCAGGCTGCACTTGAACAGGCTATTGAGGGTGCTGATAAGATAGCAACTCTCATGAACCTTGCACCACTCGGTGAATACGAGCTGCAGTTTGCTTTTGGTGATATCACATACTCCTACGAGGAGGATAAAGCGAACTGGCGTATGTACGCTATGCAGGGGTGGGTGCCTAAGTGGGTGTACCTGATGAAGTTCGAGAAGATGACCGAGGAAGAAGCAAAGGCTATGATAGCAGAAGCGCAGATAGCTGATGCAGAAGTACAGCTGTTCCAACAGCAGCTCTCCGCAGAGGGTGATGATTAGTGCTAACTCCTGAGGAAATAGATGCTCTTATCGAGCCTATGCAGCCATTGATTGACGACCTCAATACTTTCATCTTGAAAGACATAGTCTCCCGGTTAATGGCACGGCTAAAGCACGAGGATCCTTTCAAGCTGTCACAGTCTGATATCTGGCAGTTAGAAGTGCTGAAAGAAGCTAATGCACACTATGAAGCAGTTAAGAGCAAGCTTGCTAAGTGGACCGGTAAAGCAGACCGAGAGATAGCAGCTATCTTCGAGGATGCAGGTATTACAGCTTGGGATGCAGACAGAGCTATCTATGAAGCGCAAGGCACAAAGACCTTACCTATCAACAAGCTCCCCCGAATGGTGCAGATCATGCAGGACACAATGCAGCGCACCTATGGTACATTCCACAACTTGACCAGGACAACAGCACACAGCTCGCAGCAGCGGTTTATCAGACTTCTCGATGAAGCGCACATGAAAGTTGTAACAGGTGCTACGTCCTATCAGGAAGCAGTAAGGCAGGCAGTCGATGAACTGTGTAAAACACAGCTTACGATCACCTACGGTGATGCTCCCAGTGGTCAGTACGTTTACCACAAAGACACTATCGAGGTAGCAACGCTCAGAGCGGTGAGAACAGGCACAGCGCAAGCGTGCGGCAACATATCACTGCAGGGCATGATCGACAACGAGCATGATGTTATCCAGGTCTCAGGACACATGGGTGCCCGATACGGTGACGGAGGACATAACCCCGGTAACCACTTCTGGTGGCAGGCCAAGCAGTACAGCAGGACTGGCAAGACAAAGGAACTGCCGAACTTCGATGTGTGCGGATATGGTACAGGCGAGGGCTTGTGCGGGTGGAACTGCCGGCACAGCTTCGGGCCCGGTATTCTCGGGCGCAACCCTTATGAGAAGTTCGACACCGAAGAGAACCAGAAGGCCTACGATCTCTCGCAGAAGCAGCGAGCTATGGAGCGCAAGATCAGGCGCGACAAGGAGAACGTTGTGGGCAGAGATACAGCACTAAGGAACTGCCCTGCATCTGAGCGAGAGAAGTATCAAGCAGACTACGACAGAGCAGTAAGCCTGCTGCGGAAGCACATGAAAGCATATAACGACTTCTGCAAGGCCAATAACTTGAAGAAGCAATATGATAGATTAGAGAATGCTAAATACACACGGCTCATGCGCACGCAGAGCCACGCCACAGCACGTTAGCGGCTAGGGTAGTGAAATTACACTCACGTAATCTGCAAGGGCATACAGAGCCCCTCAGAGCACGTGAGCACATGGACTGATAGCTCAATCGGTTAGAGCACTGACCTTATAAGTCAGAGGTTAGAGGTTCGATTCCTCTTCGGTCTACTATTGGCGGCTAGGAGCCTAAGCCTAGCAAATATCGGACATGGCAACGTCCTTAAAAGCCTAATGATATTCAAGGAGGTTATTTCGTATGAAAACGGAAGAATTAACAGCACTGGGACTGACAGATGAACAGGTTAAGAGCGTTTTTGCACTGCATGGCAAGGATATCACGCCTTTACAGCAGCAGATAGCAGACCTGACTAAGAGCAGGGACGATATCACAGCAGAGCGCGACAACCTCAACACTCAGCTCACAGCGGCAAACGACACCCTGAACAAGTTCGGTGATCTTACACCCGAATCTATGCAGGCGGAAATCCAGAAGTACAAGCAGCAGGCAGATGATGCGGAGAAAAACTTCAACGCTCAGATAACTGCTCGCGATCAGAAAGACTGGATAACCAAGAAGCTTGACGAGTACGGTGTTACCTCCCCTTACGCAAGAGCAGCACTCACTTCGGAGCTCATGGCGGCTGACAGCGGCCTGACATGGAAAGATAACTCTTTCTTTGGCTTCGATGACTTCATGAAGGCGGCTAAGGCTAAGGACACGACACTGTATCAGACAGCGGACGAAAAGGCAAAAGCCGACAAACAGACCAAACTTGAAGGTGATGCACCCTCTTTCGTTGCCCCTCTCGGACAGCAGAAACCGCAGGGCGACACAAAGAAGGACATTCCTAAGGTTTGGTAAGACCAACCGAAAGGAAGTAATGATTTATGGCAAAGATCGCATCTCTTAACATTCTCATTGACGGCAGCTCTCCTGCAGCTAACGACTATCTCGCAGAGCTGAGCGGCGTTGTCATCGAGAACATTCAGAAGAACACTCTGAGCTACAAGCTCAAGAATCAGGAGCTGAGCGGTGACCCTGTATCAGGTACCGTAGAGTGCAGACGTTTCACCAACGCTACCTCTGCAAACTATGGTTCCGCAAGAACCGCAGGCAAGGGTGCAGCAGTTAAGGCTAAGCCCGTTACTGTTGCAATCGACCAGGACAAGGAGATCGTTGAGGAACTGGAAGCTAAGGACGTTAGACTGTACAGCGTTGACGATGTACTGAACAGACGTGCTAACAACCACGTTCTGACAGTAGCAACAGCACTTGACCGTGCTTTCTTCGCAGAAGCTAACACCAACGCTACCGCAGTCAACGTATACGGTATCACTGATGTGGCTGATATCCTCGAAAAGATCATCCAGGAATGCGAGAATACACACAACTCTTTCGTTGACGGTGTACCTCGTGATATGATGAGCCTTGTTCTCTCTACCGAGTACTACGGCAAGATCAGAAACCACCTCGACAAGTGCGAGAGAAGCAACGTGGACACAGGTGTCGAAGAGTTCTACGTATGGCATGGCGTAGAGACCAACTCGAGCACAAGACTGCCTGTCGGCTGCGATATCCTGCTCATGGTAAAGGGCGCAGTTGCACAGCCTGTTATGATGGAGCAGTACGTAGCTGAGAAGATACCTCTCTCCGAAGCTGTCGGCGTTGAGCTGTTCTACCACTACGGTACTAAGGCAGTAACCCCTGACCTGATCTTCGGCGCAGACTTCACACAGCCTAACGAAGGTAACTAAGATAAGGAGCGGGTACCATGACATTTCTTAACCTCTTAACAGGCGCGGTCGTTGAATCGACCAACGAGTTCGTTATAGCAGAATGGCTGAAACAGCCCGATGTATACGTTGAGTATGAACCGCCTGCAACGCCACCTACCCGCACAGTATATCTCACGATGCAGGCACCTATAACATCAACAGAATAAGGAGGGCTAACGATGCTTTTCATTAACAAGAGAACAGGTACTATCCTCAAACCCGCGAATAAGTATGTAGAGGGGCTTTATAGCGAGAGCCCCATGTATGAGGTGTACAAGCCCGGCAAGGCTGCTAAGACCGCAGCTCCTGCCGAGACCACAGCACCTGATACTGCTGCAGAAGCAGTTGAGGACAAGTCCAAGAAAAAGTGATGAAGGAGGGCAAAGGTAATGTACGCAGATTATAGCTTTTACACCGACACATATCTCGGTGATGCACTGACAGCTGCTAACGCTAACAAGTGGCTTGACCGAGCTTCGGACTATGTTGATACTATCACATTCCGCAGGCTTGAAACGGCTTTCCCAGAGGTGGAAGCAGATGCTATCAGAGTAAAGAAAGCTGTGTGTGCTGTTGCCGATGCCCTCTGCTACATCGATACACAGCGCAGAGCGGGAGCAGCAAGTACCAATTCTGACGGCAAAGTGACCGGGGCAATAGCTTCGATAAGCAGCGGCAAAGAATCGGTATCATATGCAACAGGCGGCACAGCTTCGATCTATTCAGCGGCTGCAAGCAACACAGCGGCGCAGGACAGCTACACACGATACATCGTGGAGACCTACCTTGCCAATGTGCCCGATGCCAACGGCGTTAATCTGCTGTATGCGGGGGTGGACTGATATGTTCGGAGATACTATCACGGTATTCAACTTCAAGGATGGTTATTACTATCCACACGTACTGCATGGGGTAGATGCCGTTGGAATATCAGACGGAGCAACAGCCACAGCCCAGAGCGGCAATACTAACTCCGACATGGGCACGGTGCTGATACAGACCAATGCAAGCAAGATCATAGCGGCAGACAATTCAGTACTGCCGTATGTAAGCCCGAAAGCGTATGAAGCTCTCGCAGACGGTGTGGAATCCGTCATAACATTCCAACCTCAGACGGACTTCATTCTGATAGGTGAGTACGAAAGCACAGAGCCTATATACGATGATGATTATGAGACTGGATTCTATGATGATATCAACAGCACACGAGATGGTGTGCACCAGATAGTTACAGCTGTTTACTACGAGCTCATACCGCATTTTGAGATAGGAGTGAGGTAAATGCCTAACTGGACTATCTCAGGTAAGGCGGCGTTCGTCAAAGGTATGGTGCAGGTCGATATCAATGTTGATCTGTCCGCATATCCTGAAAGGTTCGCCAGAGCTCAACAGCGGCTCGGTGAAGCGGTTCTCGTGAGCAGTAAGGTGTTTATGCCACTGCTTACCGGAAGCCTGCAGCAACGCTCCTACGTTGACGATGGCGGACGTAAAGTTGTGTTCCCGGGTCCGTATGGTAGATATCAGTACGGCGGTCGGGTAATGGTCGATTCGGTGACAGGCAAAGGCCCGGCGCTGATACACGACCGTAACGGCGTAGAGATCGGCTTACGTTTCCGCAAAGGTGCAACTCTCGTACCTACGGAAAGGCGGCTGAACTATTCACAGCCTACGGCTCAGGCAGAGTGGTTTCAACCCGCAAAAGACAAAGACCTCCCTGCATGGGTGGCGGAATGTGACAGAATAATAAAGGGTGGTGCATAATGGCACAAAGACCAATAGACGTTCAGGGCTCGGAGATAATCAGTACTGCGCTCATGGAGCTGATTAATGAATTTCCTGCACTGAATGGTAAAAAGATAAAGTTCTCGACCCTAGAGGATAAGTCAGGGCTCGGCTTCTTCCCGACAAGCGGAGCTGCGATACTTTCAAGGAAAGAGAGTATAACAGGTCATGTGAGCATACAAGGCGCGTACCCTTTCAATGTCATATACAGGGCTGCTGTGAAAAGTGAGACACAGAAGCTCGCAGTCAAGGAGTTCCTTGATACTCTCGGCAAGTGGCTTGAAAAACAGCCTATTGTGGTCAGCGGTTCCGTAGTACAGCTGCACGACTACCCAGAGCTTGACGAGGGACGAATAATCACAAACATAGCACGCAGTACTCCCGCACACTGCAACGCTGCATATCAGGACGGCGTTGAGGACTGGCTTGTATCAATCCTTGTGCGGTACAAATATGAGTACGACACTAACCAGTAATAACAGTTATAAAGCGAGGTATAGCCCATGTATAACAAAATCGAGCGCAAATACCTTGCGCACTATATAGATGAAGGTTTCGGAGCTAAGCAGTATGTATGGCTCGGTGATGATCTCGAAGAGTATTCAGACGAGCTCAATGCTGACGTAGAGTTCGAGACCAACATACTTGGTGAACAGAACATCAGACACAGCGGGTATGACACTGAGGGAGACGTAGACCCATACTATGCGGAATACGGCAGCCTGCTCTTTGTCAACCTCTCAACCATAGCGAACCGCAGAATTAAAGGTGATGCTTGTAACACCACAAAGATTGATGTGCTTCTCAGGGAAGATATGTCAACGGTGTGGGCGTACCGTGAGGACGTTACGGTAATACCTAGTTCCGTGGGCGGCGATACCTCAGGCATACAGATACCATTCGGTATTTACAGCAGAGGTAATCGCGTGAAAGGTATATTCGATGTCAGCACCAAGACCTTCACGCCTATCAATACAGTATATGCACTTGACGGTGCTGTACTGATTGATAACAATACAGCATTCGCAGATCACGTTATCGTGTAAAGTGAAAAGGAGTGGTAATCAATGGCAGATAAGATAGAGCGTAAATACCTTGCGCACTACGTTGACGAAACATTTAACGGCGAGACACCCGCCTATACCAGACTGGGTGACGATCTGGAAGAGTACAACGAGGAACTTAACCCCGATGTAGAGATCAAGAAGAACATCAAGGGCGAACAGTCCATAGACCATAAGGGCTATGAGGTACAGTCCGATGTGGATCCTTACTATGCTACTGAGGGTAGTGCTCTGTGGGAAAAGCTTGCAGAGATCGCTAACGAGAGAAAGACAGGCGCGGCTTGCAAGACTACCAAGATCGATGTACTGTATGACACAACAGGTACTGTTGTATGGGCATATCGTGAGGACGTTGCTCTGATACCTAAGTCTATCGGTGGTGACACTTCCGGTGTTCAGATACCTTTCAGCGTATACAATCTCGGTAACAGAGTGTCCGGTTCTTTCAACCCCTCAACAGGCACATTTACTCCCACCTCTGGCAACTAAGCCGGAGGGAGCAAGCCAGACAGTAACCAATAGTAACCAATAGTAACCAATAGTAACTAATAATTGATAATTATAACGGAGGCTAGTTATTATGAACGCTATCACCAAAACCAATGAAATAAACACAAATGCAGCAGCTCTCAATATCACAGTAGACGATGGTATGAGGGCTATTCCTATAACTAATACACTCGGTACTGAGATAGGCAAGTTCTATTTCAGACCTACGGATATAGGCATAATCGACAGATACAATGAGATCATCGAGAAAGTGCCCGATGTTTTCAAACCTCTCGAAAACATCAACATCAATGCAGATGGTACAGCAGATTCAGACATTGAGATGCAGACCTTAAAGGAATGCGAAAGCAAGCTGTATGAGCTGTGCGACTATCTGTTCAACGGTAATCTTTCCGAAGCTTTCTTCGGCAGTATGCACCCGTTCTCTCCCCTTGACAGCGGCATGTTCTACTGTGAGAATGCGCTTGACAGCGTAGGCAAGTTCATAGCTGCACAGTTCCAGAGAAGCGTTAAGGGCGTTGAGAAGCGTATAAGCGGTTATACTAAGGGCTACAAGTCAGCACCCGGTAAGCACAGAAAGGCTTGATAAGCTATGATAGGTGAGCTTCCGAGAAGCTTAGTCGTCAATGGTGAGGAATGGGATATCAGGACGCACTTCGCGGATATCCTGAAAATCATCGTTGCTTTCAATGACCCGAATATTGATAACGCAGAGAAGATATATGTCTGTCTGCATATCCTCTATGAGGGATTTGACGAAATGCCAGAGAGCGACTATGAAGCGGCTTTTAAGGCGGCTTTGGAGTTCATTGACTGCGGTATGCCAGAGGGTAAGAAAAAGCCCGGGAGCGCACGCACAATGGACTGGGAGCAGGACGAGAGTATCTTGTTTCCTGCTATCAACAAGATAGCGGGATTCGAGACAAGGTCGGTTGAATACCTTCACTGGTGGACGTTCATGGGCTACTTCATGGAGATATCAACAGACGGTGTGTTCGGCTCTGTACTGCGGCTCAGGCAGAAGAAAAAGAACCGCAAAACCCCTCTCGATAAGACCGAGAAGGAGTTCTGGAACGCGAACCGAGAGCTGTGCGAGATCAAGCCTAAACTCTCCGAAGAAGAAAAGGCTGCTAAGGAAAGATTGAAAAATATGCTTAGATAAGAAATGAGGTGTAATCATGGCGGATAGTGGATATTCTGACGGTTCGGTAGTTGTCAGCACAGACCTTGACACTCAGGGCTTTGAAGCAGGCTCAGACCGAATGAAGAATGCCATCGATTCATCTATGAACGAGTTTCAGAAGCTGGGCGACACACTTCAAGGTGCTATGAATCAGGGTGTACAAGCTGTACAAGAGGGTGCACCACTGATTGACAAGGCACTCTCCGAGAGTGTAACATCTTTCCAGACAAGCTCAGAGGATATTCAGAACTGGATATCTAAATGGGCAGATGCTATTCCTGAAAAGAAGTTTGAAGCTAGTATAAGTGCTATCCAGAAGATGCTCGATGGTCTCGAGGGCAAGATGCAAGATGTATCACAGTCCTACGCGAAAGCAGGAGACGGTGGCGCTAAAGAAATATCGAAGTTCGAGACCCAGGCTCGGGCGGCTGAGAATGGGCTGAACAAACTCGATGCAGAAATAGAAAAGCTGTACGGCACAGCTGTCAGAAGCAAGGGCGGTACGATATTCAGCGGACGTGAATCTGATGATCTCCGAATGCTGATAACCCGATGTGCTGACCTACAAGAACAGTTACAGCGTATGCAGACGGCTGTTATCAGGGTCAAGGCTGAGACCGAGAAAGCGAAAGCGGCTGAGACTGCCGCTATTGCAAAGGCTAAAGCTGAGACCGAAGCGGCAAGGTCAAGCACAAGAAAGCTTGCTGATGAAAATAAAAAGGCTTGGCAGACGGTCAAGCAGGAAATAAAGGGTGCTGAGACTGAGACAAAGGCTTTTGACAGCACGTACAAGTCTATCGGTAGCAGTATCAGAACTCTTGAAAGCAAGATTGACGGCTTGGCTCCTGCGGCGAAAAAGGCTATGGGCGGTAGTGAAAGTGCTGTTGATAGTTTTGAGTTCAAGGTAGCCAACACACAGCGTCAGATACAGTACCTCCGAGAACGGCTTGAAACGCTCGGTAATGCTCGGATAAACTCCGAGGAATACAACACCCTTGTGCAGGGTATCGAAGCCGCTAGAACAAAGCTGAACGACCTCTTAGCGGCAAAGCAGAAAATGCTTGCAGAGGGTACAGATCAGACCTCTGAGGAATGGAGAAATACCGAATCCGCGATAGCGGCGGCGCAAGCTCAGTTGCAGAGGTTTGAAGCATCAAAGGCGGCTATGGAAACGGCGGGTACTGCTACGGTAAGCGGTACAGACACAACAGCATACCAGGAAGCGGCGAACCAGATACAACAGCTTGAACAGCGTGTAACTGAGTACGAAAGCAAGGTATCAAAAGCCAACGGAAGAACACGCCTGTTAATGGCTACACTTAAGGGCATGGCGAGAGTTGGTGTTACAACGTTCAAGCTCCTGGGCAAGAGCATAGCGGCGGCAACTAGCAAAATGAGAACTTTCGGCAAGTCCTCAAACGGCTCCATGCAGGCTGTGAAGAAGCTCACAAAGGTGTTTACCTCGTTCGGTACTCGTATCAAGTCTATGCTTAAGCGTAGGTTTATATCAGCCCTATTCTCAGGAGCGATAGACGGTATCAAGAACCTTGCACAGGTTTCACCCGAGCTTAATGCTTCAATGTCTGCTATGATGACCGCACTTGCACAGCTGAAAAACAGTTTTGCATCTGCTTTCGCTCCAATAATATCGGTGGTCTCACCGGTGTTGGTGACGCTGATAAACCTCTTGTCTGACGCATTCACAAAGGTGGGTATGCTCGTAGCTGCACTCACAGGTGCAACGTCATTCAAGAAAGCCGTCACAGTCCAAAAGGACTACGCCGCGTCATTAAAAGACACGTCAAAGGCGGCTGACAAGGCTAGTAAGTCGGTAGCGGGATTCGATGAGCTGAACAACACAACGACATCGGACAGCTCCAACAGCTCAGACACAGCGACAAACCCTGCTGATATGTTTGAGACTGTACCGATAGACAGTAAGATAAAGAGCATAGCCGATAAGATCAAGAACGCTTTCAAGAACGGCGATTTTGAGGGAATCGGTGAAGCGATAGCAAATAAATTCAACAGCGTAGTTCAGAAAATCAATTCTGCTATCAGTTGGGATAACGTGGGCCCGAAGATAACCGCTTTCGCGGACGGACTTACGCGGACGTTCAACTCGATAGTAGACAATGTGAACTGGGCTCTGATAGGCGATACGGTAGCACAGGGCGTTAACACAATTGTCAATACGCTGTATCTGCTAGTAACAGGTATTAACTGGGGCAACCTGGGCAAGTCTCTCATGGACGGACTTAACGGTCTGGTCTATGGCGTGAACTGGGGCAAGCTCGGAAAGACAATCGGAACAATGTTCCAGTCTGCACTCAGTTTCCTGAACAATGTAGTTCACACGTTCAACTTCAAGGCTCTGGCAAAGGGCATAGGCGGAGCGGTGAACAATGCAATACATTCCGTCAATTGGAGTATGCTCGGAGAAACGCTCTCCACAGGAATCCGAAGCGCTTTCCAGTTCGTTTCCGAGACGATCAAGAGCATTGACTTCAATGCAATAGGCGAGAACATAGCAAAGTTCATTAACAACATTGACGCCGCAGGAATCCTCGGAGACCTGGCATCAATGCTAAGCAACATACTCTCAGGTGCGCTCAATATCGCAACAGGGCTTATCAAAACGCTCGACTGGGGCAAGCTCGGAAGTGGCATATGGTCGGCTCTTGGCAATATCCTCACAGGCATTGACTGGGGCGGGCTGATAACCAAAGCGTTTGAGCTGTTAGGCGCAGCTGTAGCGGGTGCTGTATCGCTCCTCGGCTCATTCTTCCTCACACTCTGGGAGGGCGTTAAGACTGCATGGTTTGCAGTTGAAGGCTACTTCTCCGAGCAGATCAAGGAAGCAGGCGGCAACATCTGGGCGGGTGTCCTGGAGGGCATCACAGAGGGCTTAGCTTCAATCGGCTCATGGATAGTTACAAACATCTTCGACCCATTCATAAACGGCTTCAAGGCTGCATTCGGCATACACTCTCCGTCAACAGCCATGGCGGAAATGGGCGGCTTCCTGATAGCAGGCTTGAAAAACGGCATTTCTGCCGCATGGGGCTCTATCAAGTCATTCTTCACAAACGCTTGGTCGAGCATCAAGTCAGTCTGCGTGAACGCTTGGAACGGCATCAAGTCGGCTTGTTCAACAGCATGGAACGCGGTTACAAGCAAAATAAAGGAATCAGCTTCACAGATAAAGGCTGCGATCTCCGAGAAGTTCTCGGCTGCTAAGGATGCGGTAGTCGAAAAGGTATCAAGCATCAAACAGAAGGTCTCCGAGGGCTTCACCAACGCTTGGAACACGGTCTCCTCTAAGATGTCGAGTATCAAGACTTCGGTATCGAACGGATTCAGCAACGTATACTCAACCGTAACAAGCAAGATCAGCAGCATTAAGTCGAGCATTTCAAACGGATTCAGCTCCATGAAGTCCACAGTATCAAACGCTGTATCGGGTATCTGGTCATCAGTTTCAGGTACATTCTCAAACCTCGTTTCCAACGCTTGGACATGGGGTGCAGATATATGTGATAACATGGCTAACGGTATTCGTAACATGGCAGGCAGTGTATGGGATTCGGTAAGCTCCCTCGCAGGAGATATCAGAGACTACCTCGGATTCTCCGAACCTGAGAAGGGTCCTCTGAGTAACTTCCACACCTATATGCCTGATATGTTGGAACTCATGGCTGAGGGTATCAACAAGAACAAGAGCATAGCTCTTAACGCCGTATCAGACCTCGCACAGGGTATCTCCGATGAAGCGCAGGACACTAGCGTACTTATCCCGATAAACGCGGACAACAAGTACACAGGTTTCCTTGACAACTTCTCAGATAAGATAACGGATGCGTTCTCAGACATGATCGAGCGGCTTGAAGCTATCGCGGGTAATGTGACGTTCTCCGTTCCTGCTGTGGCTGCGGGTAGCGTGGTACCTTACAAGCTTGCACAGTATGACAGCTCCGATTCAAGCGGAACTGACAGTTCCGTTAATATAACGGCAATCACTGACCGCTTAGATGCGGTAGTAAACAGGCTTGGTGATGTTGTAGATGCAATCGACAGCAAAGAGACAGGCATATCAGACGATGCGATATACAGCAGCGTGAAAAGTAGTGCTCGTAAAGAGCAGAAATCAACAGGCAGAAATCCCTTTACAGTATAAGACAGGAGTGATTGAGTATGAGCAACTTTAGGGGCTATCTGGTAAAAGCCTACAACGGAACTATCCTCGATCAGTACTTAGCTGCAGAGGGATTTAAATGCACCCCTGACCAAAGGCAGGATAAGGATTCGTACCGTGACGGTTACGGCATACTTCACAGAAATGTTCTGCCGGGGGTGACTTCAACACTTGAATTAACGACACTTGACGGCTTGAACGTTGACCAGGTAGCGGCATTCAAAGAAGCTATCGAGAGCGGCATCATCAACAGTATGGAGCGTAAACTCACGCTCACATACTGGAATGATGAACGAATGGCCTACTGCACAGATACGTTCTATATGCCCGATATGACGTTCACATACAGCCGTATACAGGATAACACCCTGATATACAAATCAACGACATTCAAATTCATAGGGTACGGTGAGCAGCGATGATAGACATTTCTAGCGAACAGCAGCAGATATTGCTAGCAAACGGTACCGTCAAGAATTGGCAGATAGTTGTATACAACTCTGACGATGAACCCGAGTTCACGATACCGACAGAAAAGATGGTTGACAACAGTCTGACCATAAAGGAAAGTCTGTGCTCCGCTCAGAGCCTTGACATAGGTGCTTGTGAATCATCGGTGCTGACAGTGAAGCTTGCTAACCTCAACAGCTCGGAGTTGAAAGACAAGAAGCTTGTTGTCGTGCTCAACGCTTCACAGGGTAACACCTCAGTTGAGCTCGACATGGGCACATTCTATGTCGATGATGTACCGCACGAGAACAACACATGGTTCTACACTCTGACAGCGTATGACAGCATGATTAAGTTCGATGTGAAGATCTTCGAGTGGTACAACTCGCTCTCGTTCCCGATGACTTTGCAGCAGTTCAGAATTGCACTGTGCGCTCATGTGGGCGTTGAGACAGCACCCGAACAGCGGTTACCACTTGATGATATGGTAATCACAAAGAGTGATGCTGTGGATATCAACCTCACAGGACGGCAGGCATTAAGAGCTATCTGCGAGATAAACGGAGCTTTCGGTCACATCAACAGACAGGGTCAGCTTTCCTTCGTCAGACTGGGCACCGAATCAGTTATAACGCTCTTTGAGGGCGGTGCAGACCACTACAAGGCAGGAGCTACACACGAGAACTGGACAGTTCCGGAGATTGAAGCGGCAATAGCTTATTCGCTCTCCAATGAGCAGGGCATTGTCTATCCTGCACAGGGCGGCTTCAACGCCTACACGATCAGTGATAACTTCCTCTGCTACGATCTCAACGATGCAGACCTCGCAAGAGTAGCACAGACGATATACGGAGCTTTCGAGGGTATCACCTATACCGGGCACAACACACCGATAACAGGCAGACCGTGGTTAGAAGTCGGGGACATGATAACAATTGATTCTGACGGAGAGCAGATTGAGACGTACATCTTCGAGAGAACGTTAGCAGGCTTCCAGAGCATGACTGACAAGCTCTCCGCAAAGGCTACGGACAGCAGGGACGAGGACAGAAGCAGTACACATCAGCAGATCGAGAGATTAAAGCGTGATGCTAACCAGATAAAGACCTCGTACCTGAGGGCTGATATAGCAGAGATAACCTATGCTACTATCGAGAACCTTGAAGCTACAAACGCTGTCATAGAACACCTTGAAGCGGTAGACGTAGAGATAACAGGCACACTGACAGCTGCACAGGCAGATATCCGACAGCTGAGGGCTGACAAAGCAGATGTTACCGACCTCACGGCGGTGACAGCACGTGTACAGTACCTCGAGGGTGATGTGGCATCATTCCACAGCTTGTATGCTTCGGATATCACGGCAGTAAATGCCAATATCACTAATCTGCAAGCGGCAACAGCGAATATCAGTACACTGGTAGCGCAGAAAGCTAACATAACTGACCTGCAGGCGGCTACTGCGAGGATAGGCTCCGTTGAAGCGAACGTAGCGGATATCGATACTCTGATGTTCGGCTCTGCGACAGGTACAAGCATACAGACCTCTTTTGCAAATGCTGTGATAGCACAGCTTGGAAATGCACAGATCACAAGTGCTATGATCGAGAGCGTATCTGCTAGCAAGATCAGCGCGGGTAACATCTTCACCAATGCTATCCGCATATACGGCGACAACTCCCATAAGCTTTCCATTGTAGACAACACTATCAGCATATCGGACGGAACCAACGTCAGGGTGCAGATCGGTGAGGATGCAGAGGAAGATTACAACTTGTACATCTGGGACGGTGAGGGTAACCTCATGTTTGATGCACTCGGTCTCACGGCTGACGGCATCACGAGAAAAGTCATCAGAAATGATGTTGTAATGGACAACGCCAACATATCAGCTTACAAGCTTGACATAGATTCACTTTTCAGCGCGATAAACGAGGACGGCTCGAACACTCTGAGCGGTGCAAAGATCAAACTCGATACCGAGAACCAAACCCTTGACGTAGCGTTCACGAACCTGACTACACTTGTTACGACACAAGGCAGTACGATCAGCTCACAGGGTACGGCGATCTCGGTCATACAAGGTCAGATATCATCTAAGATATGGCAGCAGGATATCACTGCTGCATCTGATGCTCTGACACAGACCATGAACACCCAGTACTCCACGCTTACCCAGAACATCAACTCGGTAAGCATAGCACTAGGCTCGGAGATATCGAGCATACAGCAGCAGATTGACGGTGCAACGAATACCTTCGTTGGTGATGAAGCTCCTACACTGTATAACTATCCTGCTGCGGACTGGGCGGCAAATGGTGAGCTGCAGAAGCACATCGGTAATATGTACTACGACAGCAACGGTTATTCATACCGCTTCATGTCGCAGAACGTATTCACAGCAGGCGGCGTAGTCCTCACGGACGGCGGTGATATGCTCAGTAACTTCTACTGGATGCTTATCCGAGACAGTGAGGTATCAAGGGCTCTACAAGATGCTGCAGCGGCTCTCGCAGGCGTTAACAGCATAGAGCACGCACTACTCACCAATTACAGTACAACGGCTCAGATGCACTCCTATGTTGATGTGGCGATAGATTCTATCACACAGGAAGTCTCGGAGACATATGCAACTCATGCAGAAGTCACAGCTCAGGGTGCATCAACATATGCAGATGCAGTAACCTATGCTGACGGTGTAGGAACTGCGGCGGCAGCAGATGCAACGAGCAAAGCCAATGCGGCAGAGACAGCGGCTAAGAATTACTACGATGTAAAGATAGCTGATTACAGCACGACTACCGATGTACGGTCAATGATACAGCAGACCGCAAGCAGTATCACCCAGACCATAACCGACACCCGCACGGAGCTTATCTCCTACGCGGACGGAGTGAGGGACGATGCGGCGGCAGATGCTACACTCAAAGCAGGAGCAGCAGAAGCGGCGGCAATAGCGGCAGCGGCAACAGATGCAACGAGCAAAGCAGATGCAGCAGAAGCGGCGGCAATAGCAACAGCGGCGGCAGATGCGGCAAGCAAAGCAAATGCAGCAGCGGCAGCGGCTAACAGCTACACTGATAATCTGCTGACCTCATACAGCACGACAGCTCAGATGCAGAGTGCTATCGAGCAGACACAGGGCAGCATCTTACAGACCGTAAGCAGCACATATACCACTAAGGCAGAGTATGAAGCATTTGAGGTAGGTGCACGAAATCTCATACTGAATAGTATAGATCTGATAGGCACAACTCATTTCTTCTACAACAACGGCTTGACAGACGGCTCATTTGCCCTCACAGATAACGGCAAATGGCTTGTTATATGATTAATGATTCAAGGGAGGAATCTTTAATGGCTAATGAAAATCTCGCAACAAAGGAAATCACACAGGTTGATGCAGCGGCTTCCGTAACAGCGGGTGCAAAGGTCTACATTGACAACGGCGGCACGTTCGCACGTGCTAATCTGGACGATGTGTTCAAGATATCGGACACATTCCAGACCCTGAGGGGCAACGGTTCTCCTCACAACGGTATTTTCAGAGGTAAAGACCTCACCAACGTGTATACTGTTGCTCAGATGTACAGCATGGTACACAGCGGTAACTTCGATGATCTGTTCATCGGTGACTACTTCACAGTATCTCTGACCACAGACATTTACACACACTTCACCGGCTCTACCTTCGACAGCGGTACTACCTACTACGAAGCTAGCGGCACTATCAATGAGAGGGTATGGACCGCAACCTCAGATGCCACACCCCAGAGTGGCAAGATCTACGCCACTAAGCTGACAAAGACCGAGAGCGTTGCTCTGATGTTCGCTCACTTTGACTACTACTACGGCATAGGTGATACCGCACTTGGTACACATCACGCTGTACTGGTACCCCGTTCTACATTTGCCACAGCGGCAAGCATGAACCCCACCAACACGACCGTTGGCGCTTATGCAAACAGCGATATGCACCAGATCACACTTCCTTGCTATGCTAAGTCTCTTAAAACAGCACTGGATAATCACCTGCTCGCACACAAGTCTTGGCTTACTACTGCTATCAATGCTTCTGCGGCATCTGCGGCAGGCGGTGACCAGACAGGCGCGGCTAATGCAGCAGCATGGAGTGCTGTTGAACTGCAGCTCATGAACGAGAATCAGCTGTACGGTTCTTCTGTATGGTCGAGCGGTGCTTACGATGTCGGTGCAGATGCTGAGAAACTGGCAGTATTCAACTTTGTAAATCCTGTTCAGTTCGGACGTTCCACCACATGGCTCCGCTCCATTATGAGTGCGGCGTTCTTCTGCACTTGCAATAACTCCGGTCTTGCAGGTGGTAACGGCGCGTCTAGCGCATCTTACGTTCGTCCCATTATCCTGTTCGGTTAATACCGAGCAGGGTATAAGACAAAAACTATAAGCAGGAGGTGATTACATGACAACATTTGATGCTATACATCAGATCGGTATCCTTAAAAGTCAGCTTGCAGCATCTGACTACAAGGTTATCAAGATAGCAGAGTATAAGGCGGCAGGAATGAAAGCCCCTTATGATATCAACGAAGTTCATGCCGCAAGACAGGCTCTTCGTGATGAGATCAACGAGCTCGAAGAGCTCATGCCTACACTTGAAGAGGGAGGTCTCTGCTAATGGCTAACTCTGTATCACGCTATACAGGCATAGACCCGAACGGTGATACAAGTGTTATGGCTGCTCTTGAAGTTGTCTCGGCAGGGCTCTTTGCCCTTGCCGGGATAGCGCGAGAGTGCAGTTATACGTTAAGGCTCTGGATAAAGGCTAGTTCCGCAAGGACTGTAACTGCTTATGTAGGCTCTACACCCTTCGCGCTTTCCGTCACTTCGGAGTGGAATGTATATACCTGCACATCTTCGGCAGAAGCTAACAGCTCATGTGACTTGTACTTACCCGCGGGAACATACTACATCTGGCACCCGATGCTTGAATCATCAACGAAAGCATCTGATTATAGACAAGCTCCTGAGGACGTTCAGGAGAACATCAATGCTGTGGCAGATACAGCGGCAGCGGCTGCAGCGGCTTACACGGATATGCGGCTCGTTGAGTTCGTAACCACAGAACAGCTTGACACAGCTATCAGGCAGACACAGGAAGAGATATCTCTTTCAGTTACAGCACAGACCACACGTGCTATGACATATGCTCAGGGTCAGGCAGCGGCGGCATATAATGCGGCTAACACGCAGACGGACAACAAGCTGAGGAACTACGTCACATCAACCCGACACACGTCAGACCTGCAGCTCCTTTCTGACCGGATAACTTCTGCGGTATCAGCTACGGAAACGCTTGCAGAGTATGTGGATGGTGACTTCTATGAGCAGGTCACAAGTGAGTATACTACGCTTGTTACTCAGACAGCTAGCGGCATTGAATCGAGAGTGCAGCAGACCTACGCTACACAGACCACAGTTAACGGCATAGCAAGCCGAGTAACAACGGCAGAATCGAAGATAACGCAGCAGGCGAACAGGATAACATCTATCGTATCTGAGCTCACAACAGCTGAATCGCAGATATCACAGCAGGCTAACCAGATAACCTCGTTAGTCAGCACAGTGAACGGTCAGCAGACAGCAATAACACAGAATGCTAGCAATATCAATCTGTGCGTTAAGAGTGCTAATCTGGTGTCCGAGATCAACGCGAGCACAGGTCAGATAAAGATGACTTCAAACAGATTTGTTGTGGACAGCACGTACTTCAAGCTTTCCGCCAATGGCACGGTGACGGCTTCAAACCTTACTCTGACAGGCGGCTCTATCAAATCATCGAACTATGCTACGTCAGGCGGTAGTGTTACGGCGGGTACGTACATCAACCTCTCCACAGGCTCCATATCAGCTAAGAACTTCTCTGTATCGAGCTCCGGTACGATGTCAGCAACGAATGCAACGCTGACAGGTACGTTAGAGACAGGTGCAGACGAGCAAGGTTGTAAAATTAAGGTGATGGACGGTAAGGTACACGCATACCTTAACAATAACCGTGTCGGCGGTCTGGGCGCTGCGGTCAGCAGTTCGGACCCGACTAAGGCACAGTATGCTCTACTCGGCTCCACGAACTTCCAGGGCGTTATGATAGGTACCCTATACAATCACGAAGTAACACCATACTACCGTATGAATTACAGCGACTACTATACAAGTTATGGCTGCCGTCACTGGTTCTCGGGTGACTTGAAGTTCGTCAACGGTAAGGTTAAGTCCAACTTTGAATTCACTGACGGCTACGGTATAAGCTACGGCGGTAACGTAGCATTCCGCTTTGTTAATGGCTCAGGTGTGAATGTTGGTATAACAGGCTCTAACGCCTGCACCACATACATCAAGGGCTCGGAGATAAGATTTGCGGCTAAGATCGCATCACCAATACAGTTTGCTGATAACACAGGCATATCCTACGGCGGTAACTGGGCTTTCCTTTACGATAATACCGTATCAAACCCCGGTGTGTTCGTTGGTATCGGTGGACAGTACGCTTGCCCAACATACATCAGAGGTTCAGAAATATATCTGAGAGCAAGAGCATACACATCCGGTAACGATGTCGTAACATCGGACCGCAGAAAGAAAAAGAACATCGTAGACTTAGACGACAGATACACGGCTCTGCTTGATAATCTCTCAGCTACTACGTTCCAATATAAAGAATCCTACCCAGACCAGACCATGTGCGGCTTTATTGCTCAGGACGTTAAGGCGGCTATGGAGAAAGTCGGGCTCTCGGAGAAGGACTTCGGAGGATATCACGATCACTACGGTGACGGAAAAGACCTCTATCTCGATTACACACAGTTCATACCCATACTTTGGGAAATAGTCAAGAAGCAGCAGAAGGAACTTGACGAAATCAGGAGGAAATCAATATGAAAGTAAGACTTGAAAAGATACTCGATGCACAGATAGCTCTTAGTGAGCTTGCAAGAAAAGACCTCAAGATCGCTACGGCATACAAGGTGGCTAAGCTTATCAAGGCTGTGGCCGCTGAGGTTGAGTTGTTCAATGAACAGCGCATCAAGCTCCTGCAGAGCGTAGGCAGTACGCTCAGCGAGGACGGCAAGCAGTATATCATACCGAGCGACAAAAAGGCAGAGTTCGCGCAGCAGTTCAGTGAGCTCGTAGCTGTCGAGGTAGATGTGCCTGACAAGATAAACATATCAGGCGAGGATATCTCCATAGCACCCGACCTGCTTATGGCAATCGAGGACTTCATAGAAATAGAGGTGTAAGCTAATGGAGATCAGTGTTATCATATCAATCCTTTCACTTCTGGTGGCGGCAATCGTAGGTTTCACAAACCTCAAACGTAATCAGACTACGGATAACAGGCAGACAGCGGCTGAAATGACTACGGTTATAGTCAAGCTTGAAACGCTGAACACGAACATATCAGAAATGAAAGCAGACGTTAGGCACACCAGAGCAGACCTGCAGGAGATACGTGACAGACTTATCATGTGTGAGCAGTCCACGAAGTCTGCACATCACAGGCTTGATGCTTTGGAGAACAGCGTAAACCACTAGGACAACGAGAGCGCGTTTCTGAGGGGCTTATCCTCTAAGGGGTACAACTTCACAGGATAAGCCCGAGAAGCGGCACAGCGAACGGCTGTGTTTGTCCTATGATAGATTATAGGAGGGGTAGCATGAATAAGAAGAAAATGAGCGAGTGGCTGTACAGAGCCCTCAGGACATTCGGACAGGCGGCAATCGGTTACATCGGTGCTAACATAGCACTGACAGATACATCAGACAGTCAGGCTCTGAGAGTTCTGCTGACTGCGGCAATAGCAGCAGGCATATCAGCACTTATGAACGCAGATCTGAACCACGAAAAGTAAAGGAGTGTAGACGTATGAGCAATAGTAGTCTTGCAAAGTGGAAGTGGAGCGGTATATCTGACCACTACAACATAAGAGATCATGCCATCGACAAAATAACCATCCACCACATGGCGGGTAATTTGTCGCTGTCTGGCTGCTGTAATGCGGTGCAGTCCAGAGGTGGATCCACGAACTACTGCATAGACAGTAACGGCAATATTGGTGTGATGATAGACGAGAGATACCGCGCATGGACGAGCTCCAACAGGGAGAACGACATGAGGGCTGTAACAATCGAGGTAGCCAATGCCCCGGGTGCAGGTGAGCCTAACTGGAAGGTGACCGATGCAGCGCTCAACGCCTGCATTAAGCTGTGCGCTGATATCTGCAGAAGAAACGGCATTAAGCGCATCAACTACACCGGAGATACATCGGGTAACCTCACCATGCACAGGTGGTTCTTCGCTACCGGCTGCCCGGGCCCCTATCTTGGCAGTAAGTTCCCTTATATTGCATCTGAGGTAAACAAGCTCCTTACCACAGCACCCGCAGCTCCTGCACCCGCGCCTGCTGTTAAGCCTACGGTGACCAACCCCGGTACTGGCGGCGGTACTTCTCAGATATACCGTGTGCGCAAGTCTTGGGCTGACAGTAAGTCTCAGATAGGTGCATTCAAGAGCCTTGACAACGCAAAGAAAGCTTGCAAGGCAGGATATAAGGTATTCGATGCAAACGGTAACGCGGTATATCCTGCGGCGGCTGTGGCAGCGGCTAAGACATACAGGGTCAAAGTCGTGCATGACGATCTCAACATCAGGTCAGGAGCAGGCGTATCAAACAAGGTGGTCGGCAGCATCAAAGATCACGGCGTATACACCATAGTGGCTGATAAGGTCGTTGATGGTCAGACTTGGGGCAAGCTCAAAAGCGGTGCAGGGTGGATATGCCTTGCAGCAGGCTTCACAAAGAGAGTATAACAACCATTAAAGCAGACCTCCATATATAAAAAGTCCTCTCTCGGGTAGTTCCGGGAGAGGATTTGTTATTGCTAGCAATATTCATTTCTTAGAAAGCAGCTCCTGGGCAGCGCACAGCGCGAGGTATGATACTGCATAAGGACGTGAACGTTCGAGCACATCATCTTCGTACATGTGGCTGAACACTGCTTCAATTGAAGCGAGTGCTTCTGCTATCAGATCTTCATCATTCAGTCCTTCGATATCTCTCGCATAGTACTCTGAGAGCTGCTGTCTGAATTTCTCTCTATCGGTAATTTGCATAATATACCCCCTCAAAATCATTTCTCACATTGTCAAAAGTGGATAAGTAGTGGGGTAACAAAGAGCGGTAACATTCTGCCGAAACCCCTATTTTCTGTTACCCCTGTTTATTTTCTTGTTACCCCTAATGTTACCTTAAATGTTACCCCCAAAACCCCCTATTTTACTATGTTTCATATATAAAGGTAACAAAGTAACATAAAAATAGGTAATAGACTAGAAATAGCATATTAAGGGCGCGTATACGCCATACACGCCATATCTGCGCCCGTATACGCGCGCGAGCGCGAATGTTGTTACCTCACTCTTTCGGCTCTGGTTCGTAGGACAGTATATCCCCGGGCTGACACTCGAGCAGTTCACACAGGGTAGCTATACCGTCAGCGCCGAGCATCTTTCCCTCTTTCAGTTTTTGGATAGAGCTGTGTGAAATGATCTTCTCGACATTGAGACGGTATGTGGAGTAACCCTTTTCTTTCAGGGCTGCTAATACATTGATCTTGTACTGTAACGACATGATATCACCTCCCGCTTACATTGTATCATAAAACCTTACCGAAAACAAGGTAACATTCTGCACAAAAATGATACCGAATTTTCGGTAATAATGCGAATTGAATATTACCGAATTTTCGGATATAATAAAAGCACAGTAAGAGATACGAACCACAGACCACAGGAGGTAAGTGATATGAAAAGATACTTTAAGACCGTTGATAACGAACTTGTTGAGATAAGCAAGGATGAAGCTGATGCTATGGAAAAGAGAAACAACGAACTTTTCGCAAGCGGTGACTTTTCAAAGATGCTCGAAATAGAAATCCCGCTCGTTATAGAGCAGTAATACAATTCACAAGGAGGTAAACACCATGAACGCGGTACTGATAGGAAAATTCAAGGATAAATACAATGCATACAGAACAGATTTACTCTATGAGTATCGCGGAAAATCATACCTAATAACAGCGTATGACAATGGGTATTCAGAGAGTTTGAGAGATCAGCACAAAAGAGAACAAGCAAGGATAGACAGAGAGCTATCGGAAAATCAGAAGCCTATACAGCCCTATACAGGAGAAGTTGAAAAGGCTTTAGATGAATTATTCGAATACTGGGATGATTAAGGAGGTAAGCACCATGAAAGACACAATGTATCTCGTATTCAAGCAGATAGGTAACTTCGCTACAAGGCACGACCCGATAGTTGCCTACATCATCGGTACCGGTCGTGAAGCACAAGAGGAGTGCAACAGGCGTAACAAGGCAGGCACAGCTTACCACTACTTCATGGAAGCAGCGGAAGTCAAGAAGGAGGGCATTGAGATATGAACGATACACTGAGAATGATAGACACAGATCTGTACGAGTACAGAAGATACGCCATCACAGGTAACCCGAGGATCCTGTTTGTTTGCATAGCTCCCTACGGAGCTTTCTCCCCGAAAGCATACGGCACCATAGAAGAAGCTAAGGCAGCCATAGATGAAGATATAGCAGCGAGGTGAGCAAGATGTTAGAGTTCTACATGGTAGTCGCAAGAGTGAACGGTATAGACTACCTCACAAAGGTAAACGCAGAAAGCAATTACAGCGCAGAGCATCAGGTCATGGACTTGGGTATCTGCGGAAAGCACGACTATTCGGTGACCGCCTGCATGGCATACGACCGTGAAGCTATGAAAACAGATACGTTCATAGGTGCAGCGCTTAACGCTGCACCGATCACGTTCAATGAACTGGCAGACCTGATAGAGGAGCGGAACAAAGAGATATTGAAGCGTGACGAAACGGAGCACAGGATATCAGCGATCGAGAAGAAGATACAGGAGCTGACAAGCGAACTTGAAGCAGCTCGGAAGTTCATGGAAGGATAAGATAAACGGAGGTAATCACAATGACAGTAAATGACAAGTTCATCAGCAGGCTTATAAACATACTCGAGGGCGCAAGTGAGCTCGGCACAGCCAACGTTCGCAAGATGGAAGATACCGGAACCGATGAATACATCGTCCGCTACGAGGACGGCAACAACATCACGATCTCGATATACTTCACCGACAAGGACTGCTGCAACGTAGGATATCTTGATGCAGATGCCAGGTATAGAAGCTTCTCCTCGTGGGCAAGGATTGACAGAGCGAATGAAGCGAAGTTCCTCTTCGATCTGGCTATACTGCTCCACAGGTGCAGCGAGTACGCGGCTTACAACTACGATTTCATAGAGAACTAAGACAACAGGGCGGCTCTACTGCCGCCCACAACTAACTAAACGGAGGTAATCACAATGGCAGAAAACAAGATGTACTTACAGAGCGACAACGGCGGATACGGTGTCCTGGTACTGGACGGAGCACACCGCAAGTGGTATTACTGGGGTGAGAACGAGATACCCGCTGTACTTATCGGTGAGACCGATGAAGAAAATGCAGAGATCATCAGCGAGGCTATCACAGCAGGAATGTTTGATGCTGATGATTTCATCAACGAGCACTCTGAGGAAGAGCTTGCAGAACATCACATAGAAGCTTATGACGGCATGAGCATAGCAGAGGTTGACAACTACGAGAACGATAACCGCGACTGTGACAAGACAAGTTGGATAGAGATCAAGGAGGTAAGATCATGAGACCATTGACTATAAGAGAGTGCATCAGATACTGCGAGAACGCCATGAGGGAAATGTGGGAGAAATACGGCAAGCCTGCTGAATACAGTAAGCGCCGTGAGGTATACGTCCGCTGCAAAGAGCTCTGCAAGGAAAACGGTTATGTCGGTTCTCGCTTCGTCTCGATCTGGAACACAGCGAGCACCAACGCACACAGGGAGGTGGTCACAATATGTCGGTAGTGATCGGTAACGTGATCTTCATGAAGTCAGATGACGACAGGTTCACTTGGGAAGCACACAGACCAGATGTACATGGAGTGGTCGCTTGGGTGTCGGTTCTTCCCGGTGACGTAGAAGTACACAACAGGGTAAGCGTAGAACATTATTCAACACTCGAAGAAGCTGCAAGAGCTATCGAGCAGTACGGCTAGGGTGAAAACAAAGAAAGAATATAGGGGCAGAGGGTCGGAGTTCTCCGGCTCTCTTTTTGTGTCCGCGTGTCCAGTTTTCATGTCCAGTTTTTGTGAAAAATACAGTTTTTCTGTGCATATCATGCACATACAGTTATTGTTGAGAGCATAATAAAACCGCCTGCTTACGCGATATTACGTAAACAAGCGGTTTTCGCTTTGGCGGAGAAGGAGGGATTCGAAAACTCGCGTATAAGGCTTTAAACCTCGCAGAATCCCTATTTTTCATCGTCTGCGTCCAGTTTCGTGTCCAG